TTTTATTACACTTCCGATGGAGCAACCAGTGAGTTCAATTTCAGCAAAATCCATATTGGTAAGGTATATCATGATAACGTTGTGAATGTAACTGAAAACAATTCAAAAATAATCGGTGAGGTTGTGTTGGAACATTCGCCTAAGTGCTATGTATGTTTCTTTCTGGAAACATCGAGTTCCTCCAAAAAAAATGTTTTAGAGGCAATGTTAGCAAGAGAGGCGGCAAATTATGAAATAAATATGAATGATATCATTCCGAAGCAAGATAAATGTGTTCAATACAAAGATGGAAGTAAAAACGTGTTCGTGTTTACGACACCTATTTATATGACACCCGATTTAACCGAGATTTTCAGTGATATTAGCAATTTATTTTCCAAAAAATACAATAATAATTATATTGTTATCCCTGGTAACAACCTCAATCAGCGTGACGACGACCAAATTTATATTGATTGTAGTCCAACTGGCGCAAGCGAGGAAGAATTGAATACCTACAATGTGCCGATTAATTCTAAAATGTTAAACGAAAAACAACAAACCGACTTGATGTTAATGACTACCAATTTTGCCTTTTTCGCAGTCTTATCTGTTGTTGGTTATTTCATAGTTCCTTTGTTTTACAAGAAGGCAGTGATTGATATGATCTTGTTTTTGAACCCTGGCACAGGGAAAGATGTCAATATTGCTAGATTAAAAGCCATAGCCACCGCGGATATCGCAATTATGATAATATTTGCTGCTGTGATTATGTTTATGTATACTCTGGGTATGACCCAAGACCCCAAATTCACTTCTTTATCATTGATGTTATCACTTGTGTTGATTTTATCAGCGTCATTGATTACTATGAAAAAATCCAATCCAGAATTCTTACAGGCAATCACCAGTAATGGACGTGTGATACAATTAGAAGTGCCCACAACAGTTATTACAGATGAAATAACTAAAAAGAAGACCGAGAAACCTATTGGTGTTTCTGCAACTATGGGTTCAGTAATGGGTGCCATTGGTGATAGTCTTGGTTTCTTATTCAAACTTCTGCCTGCATTATTTGCGATTATCTTAGTTGGTTCAGTGATTCCTATGATTCTTATGGGATTGGGTATTCTTCCAAAAGACATTGCTGGATTAATTAGTGGTGGCGGAATTATGTTCTCTGTGGTCGGTCTCATTATTTTCAAACTCATTGAAAAAGTAGACAAACTTCAGCGTGGGGAAGAAGCATAACACAAATAGATAGATAAATAAATAGCCTAATTCAACTATTTATTTATGGATTACTAATAACTTAATACATGGAAGCAGTGCCAACATCCTCAGCAACGGGTTTGAACGCGGACTCGGAAAACACAACGGGATCACTGTGTCCAATGGGAGCCATCTTCTCCACCATCTCCTCCTCCAAAGTCTCTTTCTTGACAGGGTTCATCTTCTGCATCTTCACGTCCTTCTTCATCTGGGAAGGGGTGTGCTCCTGGATAGCAGCCTTTCCGGTCTGCTTAGCACTACGTCTCAATAATTCGTAGGCAACGAACACATATAAGATAGCCACTAGAGGGTTAGCATTGAAGAAAAGGTATAAAGTTACTGCTAAAACACCGACCATACCCAGAGGAGTATCCACCATATTAGAAATAAAGGATGGGTTCTCAATGGGAAAGACAATATATAATACAAACACAGCAAGTGCGATCATTTCCACTTGCGATAAGGTGCTGAACATTTTCTGAAGTTTCATCATCGTATATATTATAGATTAGTATTTTATTTTTACCTATAATCAACGAAAATAATGAAAATTGAATTATCCTAAATACAAATAATGTTATGTAGTTATATTATAGCAGTTAACTATGAACCGAAATAAAAATTTGAAGCAACCTACTTTGAAAACTAGTCTACTTTTGACGCCTGAATACAAGGAAAATGTACGGAGCGCGGGGTATTTGGGCAGGAAAGGATACACTATTCCCAAATCAGTAATGACTGAAGAAGATATTGCTTGTTTGAAAGAAGAATTGTTGGTAAAACCAGTCGAAATGAAAATGAGTTATGGTGCACCTGGTGCTGCTCAAGCAAACGCTTTTCCGGTGTACAAAGAAAACGATAAAAAAATGTATTTGCCTCGGTTTTACGGTATAGAGCGTTACGGTTTGCCTGATAAAAGTGAACTTCAAGAAGGAGATGATATTGATGTTTCGTTTGATAAACCGTTACGTGATTATCAAGAAAATATAATCAGTGTCTATATGAACCATATTGGGGAACCTATTGCGAAAAATCAGACTGAAAATGGTAACGGAGGTATATTGGAGGTTCCATGTGGACGTGGCAAGTGTATGAGCAAAGATACACCAATAATGATGTTTGATGGGTCTATTAAGATGGTTCAAGATGTACAAGTCGGAGATAAAATCATGGGAGACGATTCTACACCAAGAAACGTATTAACGCTTGCGCGAGGAAAAGAGATGATGTACAAGGTGATACCGAATAAAGGTGATAGTTATACAGTGAACGAAAGTCACATATTATCATTGAGATACAGTACAGCGATGAACAAAAATACTCCAAAGGGCACTGTGGTAGATATGTCTGTATTGGATTATTTGAATCTACCCAAATCTTATCATGGTAGAGGAGGTCCCTTGGTTGGATATCGTGTGCCGATTCGATTTCCTAAGAAAGACGTGGATATAGACCCGTATTTGCTTGGATATTGGTTAGGTGATGGGAGTTCAAATGGAACAGCGATTTCAACGCAAGAATCTAGTGTATTAACCTATTTACAAAGTCATTGTTTCCCTCAAAACCATCATGAACTATATTTACAATATACAGGTGCTCAATATGATTACCGAATAAATTCTATGGATAAAGGTAACGGTTGTAATTCACTTATGAATGGGTTACGTAAATACAATCTCATCAAAAACAAACACATACCACATGATTACAAATGTAATGATCGTGAAACTCAGTTAGCATTATTGGCCGGAATTATTGATTCTGACGGGTCTGTCCATGATAACTGTTATGATATTATTCAGAAAAACGAAACTCTTTTGGACGACATTATTTTCTTAGCACGATCACTTGGCTTTGCAGCATATAAAAAAGAATGTAAAAAAACGTGTATATACAAAGGAGAAAAAAAAGAAGGAACGTATTACAGAACATGTATCCACGGAAAAGGGTTAGAAGAAGTACCTGTAAAATGTCCCCGCAAAAAAGTGAAACCCAGGAAACAAATAAAAGAAGCATTAAATACCCGTATCCGTTTGGAACAAGTAGGTATTGACAATTATTATGGATTTGAAATAGACGGAAATAGACGGTTTGTGTTAGGCGATTTTACTGTCACACATAATACTGTGATGGCACTCAAAATCATCTCCAATATACAGAAAAAAACATTAATTATTGTTCACAAAGAATTTCTGATGAATCAGTGGATAGAACGTATCCAAGAGTTTCTTCCTGGAGCAAGAGTTGGTAAGATACAAGGTCAGAAATTCGATATTGAAGACAAAGATATTGTAATCGGCATGTTACAATCATTGTATGATAAAGATTATGGTCCGAATGGATTTCAAAGTTTCGGATTAACCATTGTAGATGAGGTGCATCGCATTGGAAGTGAACAGTTTTCCAAAACCCTTTTAAAGGTAACTACACCAAATATGCTTGGGATTTCAGCAACAGTGGACCGCAAAGACGGACTTACAAAAGTATTGTATATGTTCATTGGAAACAAAATATATAGTGAAGAGCGAAAAGATGAAGACCCGGTATGTGTTCGTGCGATTCATTTCCACAGCAACGATGACGAATTTAATGAAGTAGAAACAGATTATCGCGGCAATACCAAATATAGCACCATGATAACCAAATTATGTGCATATAATCCCCGCACGATGTTTATTATCAAAATTCTCCAAGATTTGTTGAGCGAAGACCCAGATAAACAAATCATGGTATTATGTCATAATCGTAGTTTGTTAACAGCGATTTATCAATACATCAAGTCATGGAACGATGACGAAGAGATGATTGGATATTACGTGGGAGGAATGAAACAAGCCGATTTGGAAAAAACTGAAAAGAAACGTATTGTATTAGCAACTTATGCCATGGCAGCGGAAGCGCTTGATATAAAAACACTATCTACATTAGTCATGGTGACTCCCAAGACGGATATTACACAATCGGTCGGTCGAATTTTACGAGTGAAACATGCCAAACCGATTATTGTAGATTTGGTAGACCAACACGACCCATTTCAAAAACAATGGATACAGCGACGTCGCTATTACAAAAAATGTAATTATAAAATTATTCAAAACAACAGTAAAAAATATACAAATATGGATACAGTAGATAACAGCGATGAATGGAAAGTATTATTTGACCCGAAAGACAAAACTACGAAGATGGATGAAGAGAAAGAAGCGAAGTCAGAGCATAAATGTTTAATTGCTTTTGATAATTTGGAATGAATAATATCTTTATTTACACATAATTAGATTCGTCTCTGTATTTCATATAAGGCAACTGACTATCTAATTCTTTGTCTGCTTGGATTTGATACCAACACTCATAATCACTCATATTAATAGGTCCATTCAAATTTTTTTCTAAGCTTGCTTTCAGGAAATTCGCGTGATTTTTCATCGCCTTGAATGACTCAATCGAATCAGGGTGATAAGATTTAACTTGTTTATACAACATTAACAAGTTATCAAATTGGTCGGGTAACAATGCTGCGCTCATAATTTATTAATCTATCTATTTCTTAGCTGTCTTTCTTTTTTTGTTGCGATTCTTTTTCAATTTTCTATTTGTATTGGTTCTCTTTTTAGATTGTTTTCTCTTGCGCTTCTTTCCTCCATCTTGTTTCAACGCAACTAATTCTTGCCCACCAGAAGTAGCAGTGGTGGTAGTATTTGGTAGAACATTTCCAGCAGTGAACTCGAAAAATCCTCCTCCGGTTCCAGACATACTATATATTGGGTAGAGATATTATGTAAATACAAAATTGAAAAATAAGCGTAACCGACATATATAATACAGTAAAAAATAACAAATAAATATGACTAAACCTCAAGCGAAATCATGGGAATATGTACCCAACTTAGAAGACGAAAAAGACTACGTAGTAGAATTCGAAATCTACAATTTACGTGCAATGATGTATGATATAACTAAAAATCCGCGAGCAGAATCACCTGTATACCAACAAGTAATACTTCCTCACTTACAAAAATTAGTGACCAAGTTGGAGAAGCTTGAATCAAAAATCAACCGAGAATTAGACATAGATGGATACAAAACAATTGATGAGTTGATCAATGGATGAACTGAACAATGGATAAAATTGAAAAGAAACAAAGTATATATTGTAACACCATCAAATAATATGCAAATATGACGAATAATTATTGTTATTCCAATAGTGACGCGCGATACATGTCGCTCGCCATGGAAGAGGCAACTAAATCACCAATTAGTTTCCAATTAGGATGTATCGCAGTAGTTTCAGGTAAAATTGTTGCTCGAGGTTGTAACAATTATAGGACTTATTCTAAGGATGGCATGATCGGCAATACTTGTTCATGTCATGCGGAAATAGATGTATTACGTAAATGTCTGAAGCAAAATATCACTAAGAAAATAAATATATATATTGCTCGTATATCAACTACCGGAGAGATGATGTGTTCGTCTCCGTGCATTGACTGTTTTCTGAAAATGAAAGAATTCAATATACGAAGCATTATTTATATTGACCACAATGGACATACTGTAAAGCGACATTTTGACGATTTTCATACTTCCCATCGGTCAAGTGGTTACAAAGCAATCAAGTCAAAACGTGTAAAAATGTGTAAGTAGGTGTAATCAACTATAAAATTGAAAATATTTAATGTATTTTTTATGTATGCAGTAAAAACAAAGTACACCATGAACGCAGACAATCATTCTTACAAGTGGCCTGATATGACCCACCCGGCTCATTCTACCGAATTAAAAAAACTGGGTCTCAAAAAGATCCTATACATGGGACCTTGGGACCATATTGAACCCACCCTTCACGCAGAATTCAGAAATGTAAAGGAATTTATTTATGTAGATATACAACCAAGAGGCGAAAATGAAACATCACCTTACGACGAAAGCACATATAAACACGATTTTGTAAATGACCTTACTCAGAAATGTTTCCGTTTTGGTTATGAATTAGTTGATGAATACCCTATGGACGATGAATATGTATATACACTATTGAAAGGAAGTAAACAACATAATTGGGAATCCAAATATCCACATATCAATCCTCATGTATTCTTATTCAAAAACAAATATACAAACCAAATTTTGAAATATTATGTATCTACTAACTTTCTTTATAACATGAGTCCCGAACTCCGTAATGATATGTGTAATGCGGACGGATTGATTTTGAGCGGTTATTTTCCCAACAAACAATTATTGCAATATTTTACAGAACCCAAAACCATTATTGGATTTACAGAAACATATTTTCCTCATGAATCCGAATTAGACGATGTTGAATCTTCAGACTCGATTATTCGTGAGTTGTTTGATGAAAAGAAAACAAATTCCTCATGGACAAATCAATATTATATGATATCAACCCACACTACTCATATTGTAAAATGTAAATCAATTCACGATATGCACGAAAAATGTGACTACGAATATAATTTACGAAATACGTGTGAATGTGAAGAATGTGCCTACTAATAGCAATTTATTTCAAATAAAAATAAACAAGTAAAAAATATAAAAACTCGTGTTATTTTTGTATATTATAATGAAAATTTTTTACGGAGCTGATAACCAATATCTAGACGTTACTACAAAATGCTACGCGGATCTCATGACTGATAATATCATTCGTATTCCAGATACAGAACATTCGCGATTCTTATTATTTACGGACCCTGTGTATGGAAAAGTTAAATCAATCATTATTAGTAATGATAATGACCAAATCACTATACACGACCATACAAAAACTGTATATATAGACACGATTCACAATAAAATATATGAAAATGAGGATATTCCCAGTCATATACAATATATTTGTGCAGACGCAGATAAAAAATTGGAAATCATTCACAATACAATCAAGTTGAAATATGGTAATATGCAAGATGAGTTACCCGAACAGCGTATTGCAATCCGTTATTTGACTGGTAATGAACGAGTATTAGAACTAGGTAGTAATATTGGACGAAATTCTATGGTGATTGCGCATATTTTGAAACAGAAAAATAACAATAAATTTGTTACTGTTGAATCTGACCCCGAATCAGCAAGAATGTTGGAAGAAAATATGAAGGAAAATGGTTTCAATTTCCATATTGTAAGTGCTGCATTATCAAAACGTCGTCTTATTCAAAAAGGTTGGAATACTATAGAAAGCGATGTTGATGTGGAAGGGTTCAATCGCGTTGAAACAATTACATTGAAAGATATTAACAAAAAATATCGTATTAACTTTGATACATTGATTGTTGATTGTGAAGGAGCATTTTATCATATTTTATATGATATGCCTGAAATATTGAATAACGTCAATTTGATTATTATGGAGAACGATTATCACAATCCAGAACATAAAAAGTATGTAGATGAAACACTTATGAAACACAAATTCACAGTCGATTATCACGAACCATTGACTACTCACGAAGGTCTTTTTCCTCATTGTCGAGACCAATTTTATCAAGTATGGAAACGTACAAAAAAGGCGAAAGGTCCGATAAATATGTTCAGTCCATTTAATTAAATTATATACTCTCTAATTAGCAGTGGATATAATTCAAATATTCATTGTTTTATACAATTATGGTGTGTTCAGTGCGAAGTACTGAAAGAGGTGTTTTTTTAGATTTCAACTCTCTGGAGGATTTTTCACTTTTGGACATTTTTAAAAATGTCCAATTTTCATTTTCTCATAATAGTTTCCGAATCCGAAAGTTCGAAAAACACGTTCAAAGCATAATGCTGTGATTTTGATTTTCCCTTAAAATATTTGACTGCATACTTTTTTTTATTATTTTATCAAAAATCGGTTTAGGAGAGTTTTTTGTAGTCATATAATAGGACTACAAATGACTACAAAAAAATCGCCAAAATCAATAATGAATTTTTATTGTGAACAATGTGATTATAAATGCAGTAAAAAAAGTGATTTCAATAAACATTTGTCAACTGCAAAACATTTAAGGACTACAAATGACTACGAAAATGTCGCCACTAATATATGCAGTAATTGTAAAAAACAATATAGTTGTAGACAAAACCTTTATCGTCACAAATTGAAATGTGTTAAAAAATCGCCAAAAGTCGCCAAAGATAAGTATGAAAATACTGAGGTGATTATCGAGCAAAGTGTACAATCACCCGATACAGTTAATACGATGATGGAGTTATTAAAACAAAATCAAGAATTTAAAGAACTTATTGTGGAACAAAATAAACAATTAATAGAAATAGCACAAAAACCAACAACTACCAATAATACGATTAATAACAACCAAAAGTTCAATTTACAAGTATTTTTGAATGAACAATGTAAAGATGCAATCAATATGTCTGATTTTTTGGCAAATATGACATTGGACATGGAAGATTTGACAGAAACCGGTCGTTTGGGTTATGTAGGAGGCATTTCTCGCATTCTAATTAACAAATTACAAGAATTAGATATTTACAAGCGTCCTCTTCATTGTACAGATTTGAAACGAGAAACTTTGTATATACGAGACAATGACGTTTGGGAAAAGGAAAATAATTCGAAAGAAACAATGAAAGAACTTGTGAATAAAGTGGCGAATAAAAATTGTAAAACAATGCGTCAATGGACACAAGAGCATCCAAACTATACAGAAATGGACACTCCAGAGAATCAAGAGTTTATGAAATTATCCGATGCAGTATTAGGGGGTTTTGGAGAACAAGAATCAAAGCAATTTCGCGACAAGGTTATCCGAAGCGTTATTAAAGAAGTCATGATCAATAAAAATATATAATATATTTTCATGCAATATATTATATGGCATTTCCTACTGATATTATTGATTTGCTTGGCTATTTATTTTTGTATATTGGGGGTTTTGGACTATCGAAGTTGTTTGTAAAGCATATATTAGAAGATGACGACAAATACAAAATATATTATTTCGGTATATTGGTTTCATTGAGTTTAGCGTGGTTTTTCTATTCGGGTGCTATAATTTGTTAATATGAACCACTTTTGCGTATTTATGTGCGATTTTGATAGGTGTCCATCGTCGAAATTTGCGGTCATATACACATTCCATACGTATTTTCTTTTTTAAATCTACATACTTATCGTGTTGAATATTTTCAAAATCGTCTTCGTCATCACTTTCTTCTATATAATCAAGATTTCTGTTTTCTCTTATATTTCTGAAAATAGAATTCAACATAACACTTGTTTTGTAATTTGGAACATAAGACAAATTATAATACACGGTTGAATTATTTCGACCATATGCGAACATGTGATAAATGTCATATTGCAAATCAGCTCTGATTTCAAACACGGTTGTCATCTTATATTGGGGTTTATTCAAAATCATTTTATAAGGTCTGGTATCAAACTCTGGAAGAGCAACAATACTTTGTTTGGCTACACTCGGTAGGGAAACTAAATTCAACTTCTTAGATAAATAAACATTTACATAAGGCATAACTTCATTTGATGAGCGATACTGAATATGGTGTATAGGATATTGTATAGATGAAGAAATATGGTCATCAATCGCATTAGGATATTCTTCATTTTCGTTCAATGAAACACTCCATAATTGTGGTGAATAAATAGGTGTATTCTTTTCAAAATATGAAAATACTTCATTCCATGCGTTCAATTTGTTCAAAGTAGACATTTTTTTCATATTTACACCTCGCAAATACAAGATATCATCTAGAATATATTTTTCTTTTCCAGAATGTTCATCGGTGACACAAGTGGTATATACAAGTGTTCCGATAGATAAGTTTATATTTGATTTTATCTCGCTATGTGTAACCTTTATAATTTTTTTATCTCGGTTTAATTCTATTATATAGCAAGCGTAATGTTTTTGGTGGAATGTGAACCATAATAAAACCTTTTTACCAGTTGGTATCGCAATACATACATCATATACGGATGAAACTTTCTTATGTGAAATGGTTTCATAGGAAAGTTCAAATTGGGGTAATCGTTTGAGTAAATGGGAGGTTTGACCTGGATTAAGCACTAACATAATCAATATGTCAACTACTATTTATATAGTTTTATGAAATAGTTTGAGGTATTTGTTCATCCATAAACTGCTGCAAATCGTTATTCAATTTTTCAATATGGTCTTTGTCAAATAAATTATCCTGAGGTGAACTTTGTATTTGTTCCATCATTTTTGTATATTTTTCGTTGCTTAACGAATGAGATAACTTTGGTTTTGGTCTGCGGAAATGGGTTTGTATATATTGAATAAACATATGTGATACAAAAATAAACAATAGAAAAAACAATGCCTTAGATAGAAATCCAGTAATCATATTCACAAAATACTAAATATTATGAACATAAAAATATAGGACATCAAACGCTTACAACAAATAATATTTGTAAACCAATATAAATGTATCATCATAAAGACAGTAAGTAATGTCTTCAGTTCGTTTGCTCATAGTCGAAAAGAATGGTACCATTAAAGAAAGTGTATTAAAAACCTGGAATGAAGAAGAATTATATAAAAAAGCTGGTTTTAAAAATGGACAAGGTTTCGAGTTAGCGACCACATGGAAGGTCGACGATATTAATAAAAAATCATATACTATTAATGTTTATGGTAAGACAGATGGACGCGCAACGCAGGAAAATAAATATGAATTTCCTCCTCCCATCGATGAAACATTGTTTTTTGGAAGTTGCTTGATTGTAAACATGCGTAATGATAAACCAGTTTCAATTACAAGTGCCGAGTGGACCTGTATTTATGAAAAGTTGTATGGAGGTTTTGAAAGTTTGGGTGAAGAAGATAGCGAGGAAGAAAGTGATGAATATGACGACGTTCCCAAAACCAAATCCGGATATGCTAAGGATGGATTTATTGTAGACGATGATGAAGTATCTGACGAAGATTATGAAGATTCAGATGGGTCTGAAGAATTCGTTCCACCACCCAAGAAAAAGAAACCCACTAAGAACACATCAACAAAGAGTGATAAACATGTAGTACCCGACAATGTGTTTATGGATCTCAGTAATGAGATTGACGAGTTGTTGGATTCTACGAAAGAATTGGAAAAAGAGGAATATTTGTAATTATTATCAAATATGTGAAATTCAACAAGTTAAAAATTGAATGATATAAATATTACAAGTGTATTTATATTATTCATACATACAAGATACCATGAAGTCTATTTCAAACCCATCTAGTTTTCGCAAAAATTTGAAACAAAAACTCGAGTTAATTTTGGAGAATGAAGATATAACTACAAATGTTGAAACAAGTATTTTCAATTATGCAATTAACGAATCTGACCGTCGTAAGTTGATAAAAAAATGGGACAACCCTAAATTTGTAGAAATCTATTTGAATCGGTTCAGAAGTATTTATATTAATTTGAAAAACAAACAATTTCTAGAACAAATTCAAAAGAAAGAAATCACTGGAAATATGCTTGAAGTATTAACGCATTATGAAATGGATCCAGACCGATGGAGCGAATTGATTGATAAAAAAGTGAAGCGCGAGGCAAGTAAATTTAATACGAACATTCAAGCATCAACTGATATGTTTACTTGCAGAAAATGTAAATCGAAGAAATGTACATACTATGAGTTGCAGACACGTAGTGCGGATGAACCAGCAACTATATTTGTAACGTGTCTTGATTGTGGAAAGAACTGGCGCTCTTAAATAAGTATTCAATCGTTTTGAAGATGATATCCAAATAAACTAACAATACATACATACGTACTACAACAAAAAAAGCATATTTCATCCGTTCAAATTGTGGATGGTCGGTTATATAAATCGGTATATATTCGATTCGTAGTTCAAATTGTTCTGAGTCATTAGTATAGACATCAGTGTGTCTACGAATATTTTTTATTTTGGAAATTAGGTTTATACAATTGTGGTAATCATTTTTTGTAATAACTATATCAGTTATATCGCTTCTACATAAAGGACATATTGGATGGTCTCTATTGTTTTTGTAAAGTTGTTCAATATATTTCAAAATGCAAGGTGAGCAAAAATAATGATTGCATAATAGTTTGCAGGATTTGTTTATTGGTATGTTCTCAAGACACACTGCACAATTGTCAACACAAGTCAATATTTCGGAATCATTCGCAATTTTTAAATCAATCGCAAAAATGCGCGTAGACAATAATATAGTTGATATGCTAGAAGGGGTCCAATTTGTATGTATGTTATGATTTATCAAAAACTGATGAATATATTCCGAATAAACTCTGATTTTATTGTAAGACAACGAATTCATCAACTCTACATGGGTTGTACTAGATACATCTGAATAATGCAAAATAAATTTATTAATAAAGTCATTATATGGGATATATGGTTGATTTCGGGTTTGACCCGATTTCTTTTTGAATAAAATATTATGTGTATATCCAACCGCGCGTAATAAAGTGAAGTCTAAAGAAATTAAATATATACGTAGATAACTGGTTTGAAGACCTAAATAATAATCATATGCGGCGCTATGTTGAATACATTTATCGAATATACTTATCATTTGACTATCACAATGTTGAATACGATGTCCGGGTTGACGACAAAATGAACAAGTTGACATAAAGATAATAATAGTTACAATATACAAATAATCTAAATGCATAAAAAATACTTATTGTATTTTTTATGGTACATATCAGTTTAAATCAAAATTTCTAAATCTTGCAGCTTCCAATATTCGCAACCTCCGTTTGGCATAGGACGCTTCACAATGAAAGGAATTTTTTTTTCCTCAAATTCTTTCAACGCAATCAAATATCCATCAATTACACTTTCATCTATGGCTACAAATGGTCTGCCTCCGGCGTTGATTTGCTTTGCTCGTTCGCCTAGAATACGCGCCTTTTCATATTTGGTAATAAATGGTTGAGTTCTATGTAATGGGTCAATAATATTTCCTTCGTCATCTCGCACAACCTTTGATAATGCTTCCACTTCATCATAATTGATATTATGTAATTCAGGATGATAATTCGATAACAAATTTTCTTTGTAGTCGTCATCGATTTTTTGTAAATAATCTTCATCTTTTTCTTCTTCATCGTCACTAAAATCATCTTCACGGAATGGGTTCAACTCTATCTCTTCATCGGTAAGATCGTCATTTTGCTTTGAGAAAATTTTGTTTTCTATTTCTTCATCGTCCATTTCTTCATCATCTTCAAAGTCATCATCACTTTCATTGATAACTTGTTCATTTTGATTGATTGACTCGTCATCGCTTGCAAGATCAGACGCATCGTCGTCATCTTCTTCTGCAGAACGAATAGTGATAGCACCTTTTTTCTTTGTTTTACTTTGTTTTACTTGGTCGACTATTTCTTCTTCATCCGAAAACTCGTCTTCAATAATTTCTTCGTTATCGTAATCAATGGGGTCCATTATATACTAATATGTGAATATATATTAAAAAATATTTCTAAATACATTTATTCAATTTTATAGTAAGATAATTAATTATTTGTCCATTTTGTATCACACTCAGTGCAAATATAACTATACTTCATATTCGCATCATCATATCGCATATATAATATTTCGGCAGGTTCTTTGTGTTCTTTACTGTTTGTTTTACACTCTTTATTGGGACAGGGAATATTGTATACACGTGGTAATGTAGGGTCGAGTTTGGTATATTTATTAATAATATGATTGAAGTTCTGTTCTCCTTTTGTGAATGATGTGTTCATTAAACAGATACCCTCTTGATTAATATCCTTATCTTCATGTCCACAATGTTTACAATAATAGTTTAATTTGGATTCATCTGACTCTGCTATACGAATATAGTACATATTGTCGCATTTCTCGCAAAATTTCATCTTATTTCGTCTGTATATATATTTGATATGATAATTCTTCTATGTTATTTCAATTCAATTTTGTATTTCATAAACAATTATTATTTGTGCACTATAAAATTGATGTCTGAAAACGATATTTTGTTACTGATAATATGATAATTTTCGCAACTCGTAAAATTTGTTACTATTACAGTAACCTACTTTGCGATTACAAAAATAGCAGTGTGGATATAATAATTGAAAATTGATTTAGAAAGTAGGTAATAAAATAGTAGTATAATATACTCTGGAAGATGAGCACATCTTCTACAACTGCAAAAATGAAGTCAAAACGAACCCATACATTACAAACCACACTGTCCCAGTATAAGTTAGAAAAACAGTCATCAAATGATAAGACTGAAAGTCCAACCAATACTCGAATTGGCAACAAAGATGCTAAGATTCACGGAGGTTCTTATAATATTCCTGACAGCGAATACTCTGATTTTATGAAAAAAGTCAAAGATTCAACGTTAAATGGTCAATATGAATACTTAACAGAAAAGCAGTTATTAGAAGGACCTCTTGCGATCGATATGGACTTACATTATGCTTATGAGGTGGAAGACCGACAGCATAATAAAGAACATGTAGATGACCTGGTTGATGTAATTTGTTCAAATTTGAATGAAATGTATGTATTTAATAGCGAACAAAAGATAATGTGTTATGTAATGCAGAAACCAGATGTAAATAGGGTAAAAGAAAAGAATATAACGAAAGACGGTATCCATTTGCTATTCAACGTTAAAATGGATAGAACCGCAATGAAATATCTACGTGAACAATTAATATCAAGCATTCCTGAAATATGGGATGTTCCTATTATCAACACATGGGGAGGAGTGTTTGACGAAGGAGTTATGAAAGGAACCACGAACTGGCAGTTATACGGTTCAAGAAAACCACATCACGGTAGATATAGCGTGTCTTATATTTACGAGATTGGTTATGATGAAACTGATAATGAGTTTATTCGTGATGAAATAAGCAATGTGTCTGGATATTTGGAGGAATTGGATTGGATGAATTTGTCGGTTCGCAATCCAAACGTGCCTGCATTTCCATTGAAGACATCTTTTATGTCAACATATGAGAAACATCTACCAGCGAACAAAACTCGCACACAATATTCACGAAATAATATTCCTACACGAAAATCTTCTGCACGATATGTAAATGCGAACGACTTAAGTAGTATCAAAAGTCAAGAAGAATTGGATTCCATATATAACGAAACACTTGATTCTTTTACGAACAATGAGTATGAACTGACTACTGCGTGTAAAATGACTATGATTCTACCTTCAGAGTATTACGGGAATGGTTCTTATGATAAGTGGATAAGAGTATGTTGGGCATTGAAAAATACATCACCAGACTTGCTTGTATGTTGGTTGAAGTTTAGTTCACAATCTGCTTCTTTTCGCTATCCAGCATCAATAATGGAGTGTATAGAAAAATGGGACGAAACCGAAATACAATCAAACGGGGGACTTACTATTGGGTCAATTTGCCATTGGGCAAAAACGGGAAACCCGAGCGAATACAAAGAGATTCAAAACCAGTCGGTATATGCCAAGATTGAACAATCCATTAATTATGCAGTTCAAAATAGTCATTTGAACAACAAAAAGACTGGTATTTGCGGTGATGCTGATTTTGCTGACGTGCTTCATACCATGAAAGGTGATGAATATGTTGCGGCAGCAATCAAGACTTCGTTGTGGTATCGATTCATCAATCATCGATACGAGATTTGTGATTCGGGAACAGCATTACGTAATGAAATAGGTAATACGATGCGTTCGCTCTATAATCAAAAAGCACAAGAATATCTGCATGAAAGCACATATCAGCCTGAAGAAGCAGAATCCAAAGAAGCAGAAGCAGCGAAAGTCAAGGCGAAGGTATGTATGAATGTATTTGCTCATTTGGGTAAGACCACCGACAAAGAGCACATCATGACTGAAGCTCGCCATAAATTCTACAAACAAGACTTCTTTGATAAGTTAGACCAAGACCCTTATTTGATGGGGTTTAATAACGGGGTAATGGATTTCCGCGAAAAAATATTTCGACCAGGCAAACCAGACGATTACGTTTCTATGAGCACAAACATCAATTATGTAAAATTAGACAAAAATGACCATAAACAACAAGAAATCGTCGGTGAGATTACTGAATTTCTACATCAACTCTTTCCCATTCAAGAAGAATACGAATATATGTTTGACCACTTGGCATCTACTTTAATTGGAAATTCAGTCAATCAGACGTTCACCATGTATACTGGCGAAGGACGTAATGGAAAGTCTGTGTTAGTTTCTCTAATGGCGAAAATACTTGGAGACTACAAGGTAGATGTGCCTTTGGGTCTAATTTGTGGTAATCGCGTAGCAGAGGGTGGCACAAGTGCTGAGAAAGCAGCGTTGAAAGGTGCTCGATATGCTGTTTTCCAGGAACCACGAAAGGGGGATAAGATTAATGAAGGTAAGATGAAAGAACTGACCAGTGGAAAAGACCAGATTTCGTGCAGAGCACCTTATATGCCCAATATGATTACATTTATCCCTCAAGCAACTTTTGCGGTTGCTTGTAATGTGATGATGGAAGTGGATAGCAATGATGGAGGCACGTGGCGTCGTATTCGTGTTGCGGAGTTTCTCTCATATTTCACAGAAAATCCTGTTGATAATGACCCAAACAAACCATATCAATTTCCAGTTGATTGTGAGATTGATAATAAGTTTGATAGATGGAAGGAAGTATTTATGTCTATGTTGATTGACCGCGTTCTACAGACAAACGGATACGTTAAGGACTGTGAAATGGTGATGGCAGCAAGCAACAAATACAAGCAGAGTCAGGACTTGTTCAGTCAATACTACGACGAACGAATTATGATCGACGCGGATAGCACTCTGAATAAGAGCAATCTGTATGAAGATTGTAAGGTATGGTATGCGAATAATGCAAATGTAAAATGTCCTACTTCACGTGAATTGGCCGATAACATGGATAAAATGTATAAGAAGAATATCAGAGGAAAGTGGAAGGGCATTTCTATCAACTTTGGTAATGATGACGACGAAGGTGAAATTGATTTATCAAATGATATAGCAGAAGTGAATGAAAATGATATGAAGTAAGAATAAAATAATGAATTGATTGAATATTGTAATTATCTATAATATCCAATTTTTATTTGACAGGATTTGCTGTTAGAAATTTACCTATGTACATTACATTTTCATAAACAAATCGTTCAATATGAATAATGTAGAAAGGATACAATCCTATTAACAAGATAATAATAATAGTAGTATACAGTTTGTCCATAGAAAAATATTGATATAGAAATAATAATAATACTAAGGCAAATACATAATATGAAATTTTCAAAAAGTGATGCGCTAACTCCCAGTTTCTCATTTTGGGTTGCACAAATGTAGATGCCTGGTCGCCCTTAGTCAAATCATTTTTCAAGTAATCAAACTCACGATTTAAATGACTATTTTGAACAGTCAATAAATCGTAATATTTTTCATTATTGTCTACAGATAGACCTTTGACTTTGTTGTGTTCTTCTAATAACATGTCCAATTCATATTCCAAGTCAATATTACCATTATCAACTTGACTTATTATTTCAATTAACGACGAGATTTCTTTATTTAAAGTGCGAATTTCGTTATCTAACTTTTTTTTTTCGGCTTGTAGTGTTTTTATTTCACTATTGTATTGTCTTATCAAACTTTTTGCTGAGTTATAACGATGTGTGTAACCTTGTGTCGATTTTTTTAAATTCTTTATTTCTTTTTCCATTAGAACGATTCTATTTTGTTTATTTCTGATTCTGTAGTTAATTGTATTAATATTTCTTTGGATTCTACGTAATGTCGAGTTTAAACTGGCAAGTTGTTTTTTTAAATATTCATTTTTGGCAACCAGTTCTCTCGGTGGTCCACGTGGCTTAGGTTTCGATCCTCCGCCTCCCATAATGAATAATTTATCTATATAATTAGGATAAATTATTATTGATAACAAATTAGAATAACGATTCAAATAGTTTATTTGTTGCATTCGGTATTCTAGATAATGTTTCGGCAAACTGTTTTGCATATATTGGCATATTGACTATAATATCTATAATCACTTCTAAAATAATCATCCAATAAGGAAACAATAATAATCCAATCATCATAACAATTGTGCGAGGTTCTTTCAAATTTTCTTGTTTACGATACATAAAGAATAATAGTGCTAACAAAATATAGTATACATACCATAACGCTACATTCGCAAGCAAATATTCCATTTTTATATGGTCTTCATACGTTGAACGACGGTCTAAATTGATACGTTTCTGTGTTAATCCTTGAAAAGTTTGTTCTAAATAATGGTTTTGTTTATTTATTTGGTCGTGTACTTGTTGTGTTTTTCCAAATACGTTTAGTTTGTCTTTTCTAATAGATTCTTGTTTGTCCACTATAACAGATAACAACCCCATATTTTTTGTATCAGAAACATTGTATTCATCGGTTATATCATTTAATTCATTCTGTAGCGTATTTTTTCTATTTTTTAAGTTTGGAATTATCCTATCTCTGTAATTATTGCGTATACCTTGTCTGTTATCACGATTAACTTCAGTATTAATCGCTTTTTTTTGTATGTTCGTATTTTGTTTTCGGTTATTATTTAAATTTCTTCCTACTTTCTGTTTTTCTCTTCTGGTGGATCGTAAAACACCAGATCGTCTACTTTCTTCAATACGTTTTCGCTCTATCGTCTTCTTACGTTTTTTTACATCCCTTGTCCATTGTCTGTTCTGACTTTCTAATATAGCGGCACTAAGTCCAAAAGTGAAAACAAGACCGATAATCTGTCCAATCATAATATATCTATTTTACAATATAGTCATATTATATTTTTGCATATTTGCCTTCTTCGTAAGGACTATTGCACATAGATGGTTGTAAATTTTGAAAGGTTTCGGTAGTTTCTTCAGACTCTTGCAACTCAGCATTGGGAACACATAATAATTGTTCATTATCAAAACTCGTGCCTTCATGACAACAAGCGGGTCCAACACAATATTCCAAATCGTTTGCTGCAAGTAAATCGGACTCATCTACTTCCCCAGATTTCTTTTTCAACTCTTCTGGTTCATCCATTGCTAATTTGGTGAAATCCATATGACTTCGCATTAATATCTTGAATATTTGATTCAAACAATAAATTCCTACTAAACTAATAATGATAACCATGGCAATCGTCATTGCTGAATCTGGAAGAAAATTCAAACGCCTATTTACTAAAATCAGTATAATCATCAAAAACAATCCAAATACAACGACAGCCAGCATTTTATTCACTTCATGTTGTCGTAAACGATATGAATTATTAAATTGCATTTCACGCTGTTTAACAACATATTCCGTCTCAATAATCGACTTTTGTTTTTCAAGACGTTTCTTCTCTTCGTCCAAAATATTATGGACTTGTTGCTGTTTTGTTAATAAATCCGCATTGGTGATATTGGTATCATCATACACATTATTCATTGTATCCAGTTCTGCTTGAAGTTCGGTGATTTGCTTATTTAGTTTCTTGTCATCGCTTTTTTGTAGACTCCCATGCAAATATCTTTTTTGTAAATTGAAAAAACTTTGTAAATCCACTTTGGGAGGTGTTTCTGTAGTAGACATGATATATATTATAAAAATATTATATCATATATGAAAAATCAACAAACACAATTATTGTTTCATCCATAACATACCCGAAAATATCAATAACGTTGCTGTTGTGATACCACCTAAAACATATATTTCGTTGTTTGTATTGATCATTTGTTCAATATCTTTTAATCGTGCATCTTCGGCAGAATCAGCACCACGCATTTTCATTGAATTCTTGTAAGATGGTTCTTTTTTCAATTCATCTAAAAGTCCGGTTTGATTCGCATTGGTAATGGAATCCAATGTATTTGAAATATTTTGATGATTCATGGTAATATCTTTCACATCTTCTTCATATTGCGCTGCCTTCTTTTGTAATGGATTAATTTGTTTCTCTTCTACTGCTTTTACATATCTGTTGTACATCAGTTTCCTTTCTTGTTCTTCTCTGCGTTTCCTTTCTTGTTCTTCTCTGCGTTTCCTTTCTTGTTCTTCTCTGCGTTTCCTTTCTTGTTCTTCTCTGCGTTTCCTTTCTAAAATAGCCTTTTTACGTTCTTCTTGTTGTTTTCGTCTTTTTTCCATATATGCTCGAAATGACGCAAATGAACGGAATCCTTCTTGTTGTTTCTCAGATTCTGGTAAAGGGTATTTTTGGCGAAGTTCAGAAGTATAAGTATAGTTATCAAATCCTTCGGTATATGGTGTATAACCGCCCATAGACAAGTTATCTGTCTTACGCGTGCAATCTAAACATCTTCCCAAAGATACAAACGACTCTTGATTATCTTCTTGTTTCGAAATAAGAATGGTATTTCCAAATAAACTCCAATTACTAATTTGTACTTTTTCCAAAGGTCCTTGTAACTTAGTAATAATCAAACGAAAATGCGAAAATTTCTTAGGATACACAAAATCAAATTGTTGTTTGGTGCCATTGAATTCAGAAGGCATCGTTTTTGTATGTAACGCTTCCCAATTGTCTCCGTCATTTGACCCAGCAACAATGAATTCTTTTGGAAATCCATTCGAACGAGAAGAAGATGGAACTTCAATACTGTAACTTTTCAAAAATATTTGATATGGAATCTTGATTTGTAACCATTCACCTTTCACTTTATTTATGTTTTGATCTAAACCAATTTTGGTAATAAATGTGTTTCCCTTTTTACCTCCACCACGGTATGCAGACGGATAGCGACCAGTATAAGCAGACTGGGTATAATCGGGATAAGACGAGTTCAATGTATTGTAAGAAGGATTTCCCTTGTAATTTGATTCCCAATAATTTTTATTATTATTGAAAGCATGGTATGCAGTGCGGTCTACATTTGAACTAGATGAACAAGATAAAATATAGTTTCCATTCGGTAGATATGTTCCTGATTGACTTAATCCAGTTATAGTAGAATTATTTGACTCGAATATGCGTTTTTCTGGTAGTGGTACGACTTTCAATAAAGGTTGACTCATAATTAGTTATTTAATATAAAAGGATATATTAAATAAATCAAAATACGATTATTTGTTCAGTTTGAAAAACACATAGTATAGTGTGGTTGTTGCTAAAATACTTAATGCGATTGTCCCGAATTGGTTATAATGATACATATTATTAATATCTGAAGCGATGGAATATTTCTTGTTTTGGATATAATTCATTTTCGTTTGTATATCGTTTCGTAGCTCTTGTATGTCACCATCATACATATCGGTTATTTCATTATGTGACGCATCGAATTCTCCAATACCTTTCGCAGTAATTTCATCCAAGTTAATATTTTGCAATGTATAAAGAATACCTCCATCGATTTTTTTGTCTTTGTCATATGAAATAATTTTTTTGTATTTTTCCTCAAGTAATTTCTTATCCATATCTTCTTTGGAGCAATTCAAAACACTATTTGAAGGATTCAGTGTGTTATCATTGCATTCAATATATTTCACATATTGTTCATTAAAGTCGTTGATTGCTTCATGTAAATTCAAAGATGCGTTCATCATGGTCATCCCTTCCACTGCACCCGTAGTAGTAGAAACGAACCCATTACAAGTGCCTTCGATCGTCGTGCATTTTCTACCAAAAAGAGCCCATTCAGATAGTGTTACACTATTATTATCAGGAAGTTCATTCATTTCAGAAATGACCAATCTATAATGGGAATACGAAAACATATTATCCTTGAGTGTATATTCCACGGGTAAGGTTGGATCAATATCATAGATTGTTGTCTCGGAGAAAGAGTTCTTTTGTTTATAATTGAGGGTTGCCCAACTATTTCCATCATTCGAACCCAACATATGAAATTTTGTTGGGAAACGACCCGCATATTTTTTGGGATTGATAGTTGCCTGCAAAAAGAACTCTGTGAGAATTAGTTGATAAGGTAGTTGTATTTCAGCCCATTCACCATCTACAGTTGTTCCATCAGTTAACATGGTCTTATGATATTTATTTTTTCCTCCACCTACATATTTGCCTTTTTTGTATGCGTCTTTCGTATATCCATCTTGATAACCTGACTTGGAAGATTTGATATAAGGAGTTTGCCAATATGTAGTATTTCGCCCATCAAATAAATTCAACGCCGAAAAATCAGACTGACGATTGACTCCTTGGTCATCTAAACAAGAAGACTGACTAACTTTATATGTTCCATTCATAAATTCATTTTTTGCGTCTTTCAATTCTGCGGTAAATGTATTGGTTTGTTTATCTGCAAGAAAATCATCTAATGGAACTGCTTGAAATATTTCGTTATTCATAGACATTATTTATTGTTATATTATATGTTTATATTTCTCGCGCGGTATATTAAATATATCAAAGCAGCAACACCAATTCCTAAATTAAGTGTATCTAATTGAGTAGATTGGAACTGTTTGATGTAATCTTTATGTTTTTCTTCTGAACCACTATGGTTGTTTTGCACAACATCGATTTTATTTACTTTTTCTTTATTAATACATAACTCTTTTTCAATGCATTTCATACTATTTTTTCCATCATTAAAAACGTCGCGCTGTTCTTCATTATCAGTGCGACAAATCTTAGCATAATCAAATTCATTATCATTCATAATTTCTTTACATTTGCTGTCGGACGGCATGTATCCATTTTCCTCTGCCGTTATGTAAAAAAAATCGTTTTTATTATATCCTACAACAATATCTGAAAACATATAACTATATATTATGTAATTATATATTTGTTAGTTTTATTTTACTCAAATTAGTTCACACATACACGATAATAATCATGTTCCAGAGAAGCTACACTCTTTCTGGTGTATTTGCATACTTGTCCAGGACGTAAGCAAATTGCTAGTGATTGAGGGTCAAAACGAGACACTTCTGGTAATTGCGATAAATCCCGAATATTATATTTTACCATCAAGTCTTTCAGTTCATCATCTGTCAAAACGGTTGATTCTGGAACTAAACTATGTTCTAGAACGTTGTATTGAAGACGTTTGATGTTATGTATCACAATAAACACCCCTTCTTGTTCATACAAATATTTCATCCTGGTAACTAACGAATCGTTTGGTTCGTCATCAACCACAACAATCAATGTATCGTTTTTGGTTAGAGTGTTTTCCACATCGTACAATTCATCTTTCAGATTATCTAAATCTTTTTTGGTAAACGTATTATTCTTTTTGTCGGTTGTGTATGAATATTTGATGTAGATTTTTTGTTTCTTATTATTTTCAACAATCATATCTAACTTGTTATTTGTATACAATTTATCCACTTCGAGATTACTCACATCTTTATGTTCTGATACATTGTAACCAAGATTCTCGCATTGTGTTAATAGATTCACTCTGGAATTGTATAACTTCAAAATAAGATTATTGCTTGTCATTACTATAAATAAAACTTATACTTTATTTTGTTTATAGCTCCATTATATTATTCAATTTTCCATTTATACCTTCTTAATAATAATACTATTGAAATCCATTTTGGCAGGACTGTCTTCCACCTGGCTGCTTTCAGTAGACGGTGTATTTGGCACAATTTCACTAGTTGGTATTTTGACCGTGTCACTATTATTTGTATTGGACATAGAAGGTTTTTCAGAAGTCATTGTATTTCCTCCAGGCATATTAAAGACAGGGGCAATATTTATTGATGGAATTTGTTGCACTGGTTGTTGTCCGTGTTGTAAACCATATCCAGGAAGAGGAATATGGGTTTCATATGATTTTATATCATTTGGAGTCACTATTTCGACTTCTTGATTATCACCTTCTGATTCTATTTTATACAAATTGGGTTTGTTTAACGGTGTAACTATCCATGGTCTTCCAGGTATACTATCTTTTATGTAAGATACGCGGTCACCTCCCTTGTATGTTTTTTCAGGAGTGGTCGGTTCACTTGGTGGTGGTGTTGGTGGCGAATATTCACTATCTGATGGCGTATCAATAAAATATCCTTTTCGTTTAGTTTCAGGAGGAGCCATTGGAGGAGTCATTGGAGGAGTCATTGGTTGAAATTCTGGAGTTCCAACTATATATTGAGGTGACTCTTCAGGACTTTCTGAAGATACTGACATTGGTTCTTTGTCTGTAGAATTATCCATAGAACCAGGTGTTATTGGATGATAACTAGGACTTTCTGGAGGAGGCATATCCGGTGTCTGAGGTTGGAATGCGGGGGGTTCTTCGGCATCTTCAATCACAAACTTATCCTTGTTTGATTCTCGCAATAATACACGAATGTCTCTTTGAACTTGACCAATGGTTTCTTGGGTATCTAAATGTTCGGTATGTGTTAATTTTTGAATATTCTTAGAGAAACTCAAGTTTTCAATTTGGTCAATGTTATCTTCCGTGATAATGCGCATATGTACATTGATTGATTGTAGTTCTTGCATTAGCAATTTGAATGAATAAGGAACACATACAATGCTGAAACTGCGACCAAACTTGGTAATATGCTCAATGTTACTTTCTTGTTCGTTTACGGAACCGGAGAATTGAATAGGACCATCCACCAAAGGACTCATAAACAAGTTCTTATCTGGGTTATACACCGCGATCATTCCAGTTGTATTACAAATTGCCATATAGTATTTATCCGCACGTTCCATCATGGATTCACGTAAAAACTCGGTTGCACCATGAGAAATCACGCCATCACGTTCCATCTCACCAATTCTAAGACCACCGTCATTCGCACGACCAGCGACTGGTTGCTTAGTAAGTTGATTCACGCGTCCAGTAGGACGATGATTGATTTTGTCCTTCACCATATGTTTCAAACGCATATAATAGGTTGGTCCCATGAAAATCTCGGTTTCTAACTGTTCGCCAGTCATACCATTATATAGTAATTCATTGCCGCTTGAATGATATCCATAATTGGACAACATCTTTCCAAATACACCTACCTTGGACCCCTTGTTGTTATAAGCAGTGCAATCACCAAATCCACCCTTCATAGCACACGCCTTGCCCATAATTGCCTCTACAAATTGACCGATAGTCATACGCGATGGAATTGCGTGAGGGTTGATAATCAAATCAGGACGAAGACCATCTTTGGTAAATGGCATATCTGCTTCAGGTATAATCATACCTACAGTTCCCTTTTGACCAGCGCGAGATGCCATTTTATCACCCAGATTAGGAATACGCTCTTCGCGAACACGAACTTTCGCAATGCGACGCCCCTCTTCGTCATCAGTAATAAATGTTTTATCTACAATACCCAATTGACCCTTCTTTGTGGTCTTGGAATGGTCGGTTAACATATCATCTTCACTACTGCTCGTTACCATACCAATCATGATGGTTTCATCGTCGACTTCGCTATTTACACGAATCACACCTTGTTCGTCTAACTTACTGTAATCGTGACTCTGTTTTGTCTTCTTAATCATGCTCATATCATTTTCAATATTGGAAAATGTTGTTTGGGTTGTGACTTCGCCTTGCTTTTCTTTTTCTTCGTGCGCTTCATATGTGGTGAAATAAGTAGTGCGGAACAAACCACGTTTCAATGCACCTTCATTCACCAAAATAGCATCTTCCACATTATAACCAGTATAACACATAATGGCAACTATGGCATTCTCACCATATGGATTTTCTTCCTTATTCAAATAGTCTAAATAGCGTGTTTTAACCAGAGGATTTTGACCATAGTTCAAAATCAAAGCTGTTTTGTCCATACGCACTTGATAATTTGTATGATACATCGAACAAGCTTGTTTCGTTTGACCACACGAAAACGAATTACGAGTTGCTGGATTGTTTTCTAAAAAGTTGATTTGATTACACATTACACCAAAAATAAGTGATTGATGAATTTCCATATGAGTATACAGTTTGTCTTTCTTTTGCGTTGCTTCCATATCTAGAGCAATTAGCGCTTGTTCCGTTTCACTGGTATCAATGTAATCAATAATCGCAGTATTTTCCTTGAATTTTTGGATAGTCGCTTTATTCATATTGCTTTCATCTACATTTTCATACAAATCAGAAAACTTGTATATTTGCTCGTCGTTAATATGAAATCCTTCTATTTTCTTTTCTTGAAACCCACATACCATTTCTGACCATGTAAATTTGTTTTCAGACAACTTTCGTTGGAAAATTTCACTTTCAAAAGACATTTGATTCGTGTCTTCATCTTTATAGAAAATGGGTCGGCAAACACGTCCTCCATCAGTGTAAATATACATAGTATTTTCACGAATGTCAAAAGAAATACTTGTATATGTTGGAATCAAACCACTACGACGATAAAACTTCATTGCCTTTACTGTATCTAATGGATTTTCCAATGAACCTGCCCAATATCCGTTAATAATCACTTTGGATAATCGGGATAGCAATAATGGAGTGCAGTCATATAAACGTTTCAAATTCATTTTTTCAATCATGAACTGAATCATTGATTCACGTGAATATCCCTTGGTTACGTGTGTACTAATAGACATGTGTTTATGAATACCAATGTTTCCACCATCAGGGGTGTCAATCGGATCAAAAAATCCCCATTGGGTGCAGTTCAATAAACGAGGTCCAATTACCTTAGCACTAGCATCAAGAGGTAAATTTGTTTTGCGCAAATGACTTAATACAGAATTGAATGACAAACGATTCAAATCCTGAACAGCACCAACACGCTTAGTGTGTGAATATGCTCCCCAATTTCCTTTGAATGCTCTTCTGAAACCACCTTCAAGAGGACGCATTTTGAATATCTCATTTTTGTTTTCTTGAATCAACATGTATAAATTACTTTCATATACATTACGATTCTCGCGAGTATCGTATGTAATCTTGCGCTCAAATTCACGATGAATATCTGCCATTTGAATACTGTAATATTCGCGGAATAAATCATATAACATGTCACCTACCAGTTCAACACGCTTGAATTTGTAATTGTCTCTATCAGTCGTTTTCTCAAATCCTTCTGATGTCAACAATAATTTCAATGTAATATGTCCCAAATAATACGCTTTTTCTCTGAAATTCAACTCACCAATATGAGGTAATAAATAATCAGTCAAGATTTCTAACACTTGGGTCATCGTCTTTTTTTTTGTTAGTAAACGAATGTAATTCATTGCCTCGCGCTGAGTATAAATATTACCAGCATCGTATACACTTGGAATGAATAAATCAACAAAGTTCTCGTATTTTTCCAAGTCTAGTAAACATGTTTCAATAATTTCTTTATCAGAAACCAAACCTAGTGCACGAAACACAATGAATATCGGCACCGGTCTACGCACATTGGGTAGATTAACAACAATGTTTTTTCGTGTATATTTCCTGGTTTGAGGATTTTTTGCACTATCATAATTCTTAGGAACGTTATCGTCTGCCTGTATCTTTACAGACAAGGTGCGAATTGGTTTTGATACGTCTTCAGATACAGATCGAATTTCTGCCGAGTATAAATAGTGTTCTCCATCGTCTTTTTTGATATACAACATATTATCTCCAAACTTCTCTTGGGGAACAACTGTTTTCTCTTTTCCATCAATAATGAAATACCCACCCAAGTCGTTTTTGCATTCACCCATCATGTGTTTTGTATCGCGAGGCAATCCATTCAATACACAAAAATCACTTTGAACCATAATCGGAAAGCGACCTAATAAAATCTTGTCAAGGGTAATAGTGCGAACTTGTTTATTCGGTTCTACCATTGATTTCTCCAATTCTTCACGGGCTGCTGCGAATTCTTGGACGGTTACTCCTCCTTCTTGGACTATAGTGTCTCCTTCATTCGGTGCGTCAATTATATCTAAATCACCTCCTAGGATTTCTTCCATAGTATGCTTTATTTCTTCAGGTAGTTCACCTCCCTTCAAATCTATTTTTTCAAACGCGACTTGTGGTTCTTCACCTTCTTCTAACATATCAACAATCTCAATTTCAATATCATAATGAATAGTCATACCATAAGTCATATTGCGAATTCTTGCTTCATTAGGAAACATATAATGACTATGGTTATTATCATAAATTACAGGTTTGCCAAAATATATTTTATCTGCATTCTTTCCGCCAAAATGCATAATACATTTATGTTTGTAATCTTGTAATTTTTCATCATACATTGTGCTAATAATCAACGGGTTTTTGTTTTTAAACACCTGATAAATACCCTTTTTGAAAAAGTCATTGTAAGAGTCAATGTGGTGTCTTACTAAACTTTGTGGGTTGTCTTCAAAATACCGATGAATTATTTTCCATATTTCTTGATTATCCATAATGGAATATATATAAATTAATGACATATATTTCTATATATTTTGACTTCAATACTTGTTTCAATAATAACTACCTTTTTCAAAAAAATTATGATGTTTGATTTACAAAATGCATACAATAAGAATGTATTTATATATTTGTATCTACAAATACAACAGTTTTATTAATGTTATGTATATACAGCAAAGAATGACCTTATTATTTTAGGTAAACCACCATACTTAAGCTTGAACATAATGTTATATATTTGAACTAAACAATAGAATCAATATTCAACAAATATTTTCTTTGTATATCCTATATTATTATGGAAAACGCACCTAATCAAGCTGCTACTCTGAACGTGTTGTTCGGTCCTCTTTCTAGAGATTACTGTTTGTATTTCTACTTCCTCTCTGTTATTGGCTTTGTCTTTATTGCCATGTTCCTTATCTCCTCTCTTATGTTAGGTTTCAACCAAAAGAAGGGACCTGAATACTACTTGCAAGTCTTCGCCGTTGCACTTGGATATGGTATCTTTTACTTCCAGAACCGTCTTCTGAACTCCATGTGCTACAGTGCTCTCAGTGCATAAATCATGCAATACCTTTATTTGAATCAATAATATAATTTATTCATTTCGTTTAAAACAATATGATAATTTACATAGTATTATATAAATTATTAGTCATCATGGATATTTTTTATTACAGTAATTATTGTAAACATTCGCAAAAAATATTACAAACTTTAGTCAAAGGCGACATTGTTAGTAAGATTAGTTGTGTATGTATTGATAATCGCAAAAAAGACCCTGCAACAAACCAAATGTATATATTCTTGGAAAATGGGAGCAAAGTAATTATGCCTCCTACTCTTCATAGTGTACCTGCTTTGTTATTGGTGAACGACAGATATCGTATCATATTTGGTGATGAAATTACCAAACATTTTCATCCACAACTTATTAACAAACAAGGGGTTTTATCGCAAGGACAAGGAGAACCAAGTGCTTTTCAATTGAATAAATCTAGTGGTGGCACAAATATTGTGTCCGAAGCGTATACATTTTATGATGCTCCACATGAAGAATTAAGTGCAAAGGGGAATGGATCATCCCGACAAATGTATAATTATGTAACTACCAATAATGATTTGTTTTCCATCGAGACCCCCGATGACACCTATAAACCAGATAAGGTTTCGGAACATGTTACTATTGATAGTTTACAACAGCAACGAATAGATGATTTACAACCTACAACTAAGTAATCAACATCCAAAAACAATATAAATAATACGCAAATATATTATATATAAAATGACCGACAAGTCTACAGTATTGCGTGCGTTTAACAAGCACTTTTTCGAATTCATTGATGATATCGTAACCATTCTTCCCGATGAACCAGAAATCGTAAAAGCAAAGGCATCTTTTGAAAACATTAAAAAGATGAACCCCACTTTGATTTGCAAAACCTGGTTCAAAGTTGTCTATTCCCCATATAAAGAAGTGATTGACCAAGGGGATATTACCTTCTTTTTTGAAAAAGATTATGCAAGTGATTTGTCAAATGTTCCCAATGCTGCTGAAATTATGAGTATTATTGACAAAATTCGCATGCCTATTAAAAGCATGGATGAAGTGAATAGGGGACATTGCACTAAGTATATTCAAAATCTAAGCAAGTTGTCGACTGTTCATAATGCAGCATAAATAATTAGAAGTGTAATAAAGATATATTCTTATATAAAGTATGGAGTCATGCAACTATACTTTATATTTTGATGGTTGTAGTAAAGGGAACCCAGGTAAAGCGGGTGCTGGATATGTTATTTATAAGGGAGATGATGAAATAGCCTATAAATCTGTTTACGTGGGAGATAAAGAAACTAATAATAAAGCAGAATACACTGGGTTATATAAAGGTTTACAATGCGCTTTACAAAATCAGATCTATACATTACATGTAAAAGGGGATAGCAATTTGGTTATCAAACAAATTAAAGGCGAATATAAAGTGAAATCCGAAAATATACAAGCTATTTATCAAGATACAAAAAGTTTGTGCAACCAATTTCAAGATATTACATTCGAACACGTTTACAGAAAAGATAATAAACGCGCTGACGAATTAGCGAATCTAGCATTAGAAATATAGGTTCGTCTTATTGAAATTATATATTTTTTATCATATTGAATATATACTGGGGATGTTTTTTCATTAAAAAGTCGGTAATATCTTGTTTATGCACTTGAGGGGAGTTGTTTTTCTGTTTACAATCAACATAATAAGTTTGATGTATGTCTCTCAAATAAGAATGATACTGGTTAGAACGAAAATGTATGTCTTTATTGAAAACATAACAATTCAAATAGGTTTGATGCAAATATTGTATGAATAACTTCCATATAGAGTGTATTTTTTTCATATTGTATTGAGATTTGTAAACATAAGGTAACATTTTGTTATGTTGTCCTATCTTGACATAACAAATGTATATATACAAATAATAAGGTTCTATATGACGAATTCGTTTATATATGTTATATGTGTCTGATATATATTTGCATCTACTTCCATTATCAGTATTCATAATTACCAGTCCTGATAAATTTAGTGACAGAATATCATCTTGAATGTAACTTGTTTCTTGAAAAAGGCGATTATAATTTTCGGGAAAATATAGTATACCTCGTAATGCGTCAAATATTCGCCAATTTTCATATATTTCTGGGTTTATAGCAACTACATTATCGTTGTCTATTTGATAGACACTTGTTAAGTATAAGCGACTGTCTTTGTTTATATGGCTATATTCATTCGTTAATGTAAAATTATAACAATATTCTTTCGAAAAGTTATCCCAAAATGGCAATTTTGATACATCTTTACATGAATTATATTTTAATACATCGCATATGGTTTTTGATAAATAATGTTGTCGCGTTCCATCATATGGAATAATCATATTATTATGTGTAGTCATTTGCCATCGTTGATATCGCTCGTCGTAAAACAAATGAATCAACAATCCATCAATATATTCATTCACATAATATTTTGGTCTACTCTCTGAATATTCTTGTGAAAAAAACGCATTCGGTGTATACATTTTAGGTGGCGAAAAGCTGAGCAATTTCAATTCAGGATATGAATACACTACAGAACGATAGTTAGAAATATTGTCTTTATGATAACTTAATAATTCTTTATTGTAACTCAATATTGAATAATTTGGTTTTGGTTTTGGTTTGTCTTTGTTTGTTGTTAATAATTTTACATTCAAACAAGGGGTTCCGGATTCATTGTATTTTACCTGTATAGAGTGTGATTTCAGTTCAGTCATTTTAAGGTATATACATATATGATGATTACCTTAAATTATTTTTGAATGTTTTATTCATTATGATTGAATATAATTTAGATGATTAATATATATTAATACAATAATGGAATTCATTAATCATTTTATACCATCGAACAATGTTCCAACTGATGTTCCTCAAACTGGCGGAGAAAATATGATTCGTCTTGAACTTGGTGATATTATTGAAATTGTTGCCCCATCTAATGATGAACTTCACGAAATGACTTTTTTAATCACTTATTTCGGTTCACAATCATTGGTTCTCCAGAATGTGTCAACTGGCAATTTGCACGAATTGACTATTAATGAAGATGGTTCTGGTTTTAGCGATGAGTCTGTTGTGGGTATTCATTTAATTTATCGGGATGAAACAAAAGGTTATGCTCGGCAAAATAATTTATTACCTAAGACTTGGGTAGATGTTCATATTGGAGGGGATAGACCCAGTATTATTACTGGCGAAATTACTAATTTGGAAGAAGACCAGATTGAAATCACTACCTACCCAGAAATAAAAACAATTTACATTGATTTCGCATATGAAGGTTTACCACCAAATAGTCAGAGTGAGATTCCTATCGACCATATTGTGATTCGCAATAAACCTGAAGCACTGCAAAATATTTCTTCGTTGTTAGATGTACAAGATAAATTGAATGAAGATGAAAATATTACACTGGAAGAAATTAATGAACAACAACAAGCAGATATAGAGTTCACACCTGAAGGCGAGAGTATTATGAATATCCCTACCGATAGCACTCCTGATCCTACATTTAAAGACAATTTGCGTGATATGTATTTGGATGCAAATGAAATTGTATTTGGTGAACAACTTGAAACACTTACTCAAGTAGTCGAAGTACCCGAAAGCGAAAAAACGTATACCATTGAAGCACAAGTAAACGATTTAATGGACCAATTTTTATCTACTGTTCCCGATTATAAGAGAAACGACAAGGTATTATCGAATATTCATCGTCTCATATTACGTTTCAAAGAATTACGAAAATTGTATTCCAAATATGATGAAAATGATGATATTATTGGTAAAAAAGTAAATGGTCCGTTCCATAAACCGCTTGTTGACAAAATACATAGTCTTAACTTGAAATTGAAATGGATTTTACCAGTGGTTCAAAATCGCAAAATAATTTATTCTGATGACAAAGATAACGAACAAGAAAGCGACGTTGTGTATAGAAATACTGCTGCATCAGTCGGTCAAATTGAAGAAGTTTTAACTGAATTTCACAAGTCCAAAACGGGTGGTATTGACCATAACTATAGTGAAACTTATAATAAAGTTGAAACAAATATGAAGCCGATTGAAGACCCAATTGATGATTCAAATTGTCTGAATTCTAAACCGGTTTTACGAGATATCGAAGCCATTGTAGATAATCTTGGTATGTTTGAATCGAGCGTGGCGAATGTAACAAAAGCCGGTAAAAACGCATTATCCACATTGACCAGACGAAAGTTTTTACTCCAAAAATATACCACGGGTTCCACGCAATTAGAAAGAAATATTATGAAAACCGGTAAAAGTATATACTTCCGTAATAAGATGACTCCCAATGATAATATGTGTGTTTCTTCGATTATGACTCTACCTGAACCATTTATTCGCATGAGTGCTATGTATTTACCTTCTCAAAACATAATGAATAAAGCAGAACTCCATCAACAATACCGTTTTTTGTTTCATATATTGAAAAAAAATTTGGATATTGTTCCTCGTGTAGTAAATGATTTATCCAAAGAACTTGATTACGATAATGAAGACGGTGCCAAATTATTTGCAAACTTTAACGAGTTCATTATTGATAATGATAATGAAGAATTCGACCAAGAAACAGAAGACAAATTCAAGAAATTCTTAGAAGTCATCGTGCCAAAAACAAGAACTATTTTGAAATTAGTTCGTGACAACTTGAAGCATAAATTGTCGTTTGTTGGTGTAGTCAAACAATTAGAACCTTATGGAATTCAAACCGAAGATATCACATATACTCAATATGTCGATATTCAACATATCATACAAGGACATATTTCCAAATTGAAATCTGAAATAGAAACGAAAAGAGGCGTTTACAACATATTACATAAACAAATTGGGTCTACTAACATTCATAATCCAGTAACCCAGATTATTAAAGGAAATGCTGATATTTTAGATGCGTTTACCAAGGCATATTTCACTATGCACCAGAAAGATTCTATTTCTATGAGTGAAAGTGAAATGATTTCTAGGTTATACGCTCAAGACGAGAATCAATTGTATCCTCGATTAATCAGTTCCCGATTGACTTCTTTGATGGCAGAAACGAATTCTACTACACTAACTGAGATGTTGTTAGCGAAAGACAAGCAAGATGCTTTTGAAAATGAAGAATATAAAATCCAATCTACAGATTGTACCCGCAAATACTTAGCTAAGAAATACGAATCGTTAGGAGCACTTCAAAAGGATAACAATGTTGACGAATTGTATTATGACGAACAATACGACGACTCTCCTTATCATATTATGGAGAAATACAAATCCAAGAAAGACGAATTGGAACCAAAAGAATTCAAGGAATTCTTGATTGAGACGCTGATTCATAAACACGATTCTCCCGTTGATTATGCGGAAGAACTTGCTACCATCCTCATTAGTAAAAAGAAACTTGTTTCTGAGGGCGAATACGCAATGTTAGAGATTTTGCCAGAAAAACAGAAGAGTTTAGAATTGTCTCAAATTAGCGAAGAACAAGATGAAAATGTAGACGCTACACATAAATTGGTATATTATCGTCGTGTAAAGAACAATTGGGTTCGCGATGATGCTATTGCAAAAGAAGCATTCTATGATACAAATACTCTGTTTTGCAACATTAATGAGAACTGTTTCAAGAATACTCGTTCTAAGATATGCGAAAATAACGATGATAGCACTATTCGTTTTAAAGAACACAATAAAAAGAGTATTTTAAATGAGTTTGACCGTAGATATCACGTAACCCGAGAAATGCTTATTCAAGAGTTAGAAAAAGAGATCACTTATTTATTGAAATACAACAAGAATATACAACACCTTCGTCAAGTTCAGTTATACAAAGCAAATAATCTGGCAATAGAAATAGGTAACTTTGCCAAGAAAAACGAATTGTTTGTATCTCCTCGTCTTGAATTATTGAACTGTATATTGGGACAAACCGACTTTGTGAAGAAACAAAATAATATTATGTCGTTTGCCTCTCAATATACTCGTAATCCTCTTGTAGAACAATTGGACGAAGACCAACATTGGTTGTATTGTAAAGAAACCAATACGAAATTATTGCCGATTACCATTTTTGAATTGGCCAAGACATTTGTTTCTGGTGAAAGTTACAATGATAAATTAGACCAATTATGTAATGACCATGGTAGAGAAGAAGGTGGACACATTGTGGATAAACATAGTGGTTTCGTTTTGAGAAAGAGTGATTTCCAGCAAGAAGAGATGTTTAATGATAGTGGATTTCGCATTACTACTCACTCTTTATTGGACAAAGAATTAGGTGATGTATATGCTTCATCAAAAGGTAAAACTGGGTCAGTGCCTATTTTTGAAAATGAAACCATGGCAACGATATACAATGTGTTTGTTACTATTTCTGAACGTATCCAAATTCCTCATCAAGATATTCAGGACTTCGTGTTACGTGTATCTAACGAATTAGTTGAGAAATTGGTAATCAGTGAAGATAAGTACAAGCAGCGCGTCGAGAAGATGAATAAAGGCAAAGAAAAGAAAACGAAAATGCCAAGTTACAAGAATTACAAAAATGAAACCATTATTTTAGCCGTAGCATCTTCACTTGTGGTCGCTATTCAAACGCAAATGCCTTCTTTCAAATCCAGTAAGACCTTCCCTGGTTGCGTGCGTTCTTTTACAGGATATCCATTGTTTGGTATTGAAGATAATGGTGCGATTCAATATATCTCTTGTGTAATATTCAAAATCAAGAGCACCATTCATCCATGGAGTTCTTTACATGGATACAAATCTGCAGATAAGATTGTAACACGTCTAATGAAATTGATGGAATCAAAAGAGTTCATTGACCGCCCAGATATTCAAAGTAAATTGGTAGAAAAACGTCAATATTTACTATTACAACCTGATTACATTATTCCCGAAACGCACGCTATTTCAAAATGGGTTCACTTCTTACCTCCAGTAGTACAATATACACTTGATAAATCTATACAAAATGTTACACCTGAATTTAAACAAGAGTTAAATGCTCTAATCAAATCGGGCAACGTCAAACAGTCTCAATTTGTGAATATTATCAAGGGGAAAAATATGTATTATGGATACCACGTTATCAATAAGATTAATGAGTTGGTGAAAGATAAGGATTTGTTATTGAAAACTGCTTCGTCTGCTTTGCCTTTTCTTGAAAATGCATGCTGTAATTCTGGATTAATAAACCCAATGAAGTATTTTGAAAAAGAAGAACCATTGCTTTCTACTTATTTCCACTCCGTGAGACAAAATCAACTAGTGTTGAAACAAATATCTTCTCTTTCTCAAGGTAGGTTTTTGTATCATAAAGATTTTACTGGGATGATTTATCCAATCGTATCAAGCGGTAATTTAGAGGAAAATATTTATTCTTTCATTATAAAACATTGCTTGTATGATAGAGACGTACCTGTTCCTGAGAAATATAAAGCAATATGTGGCGAAAAACCGGAAGGTTACAATAAATCTTGGTCGCTGCCTGAAAAAATTGAGTTCTTGAAGCGCAATGGTAAGCAATATAATCAAACTGATTTCAAGGGATTATTGAATATTGTCAACGGAGAAAATATTATTCACGTTGAATCTCAGGAATCTTATGAATTGGTTGATGGATTTCAAGACGTATTGAATTACCTTGAAGAAAAGGATTCTTCCATTATTCCTCAAAAGTTGCGCAAATTGTTATTTGATTTGATAGATAATGTCCAACCTGGCAAGATGTATGTGGAAGAAAGTGATAACTTGAAAAACCTTTCTAAGCATCTAAAACGTGTAACTAAAAATTCGTATGTTGCTATTAACAACTTTTTATCATCCAAAAATGAGGAATCTAAATACAAACATATTCGAAGTTTCTTGGAAAACGTTGACAAATGGAATACAAGTGATAATACACACAATCAAAATGTTCAAATGTTTTCTCAATTTGTTCGCAATATGATATATCAAGTCACACAAGTATATCCAAACGTTATTCGTAATGGAAATGGATTTCATCCGTATATGGACGCAGTGGATGGATATAAGAAATGGAACTTGTCAGGTTTACACGTAGAGAATCTTCGCGATTATCATGAAGAATATTATATGCAATTACGTCCTTTCTATGAAAATAGTATTATCATGCGACTCTTTGATGAAATGAATGATATGTTTGCGGATTTGAATAAATTTGTCAATCATTTTCCAATTCAAGAAGAAATTGTAAAACAAGTCGGAGATAAACGAATGACTTATTATTCCTTCTTGAAAAACGAAACAACCATGTTGCTAATGAAGTATTGTTTCTATACTTGCATTTGTATTTTTATTGAATCTGCATCAAATACAATGGTTGTACAAACCAACGTGAATGAATACAAAGGTAATGTTCGTAGAGCTAAAGAAGAAATGAATGAAACACTTGGTAATGTAGTCACCGAAACGAACACAACAGAAGAAAATCAGGAATACGTGGATGCACTTCAAGAAGTCGATATTTCCGATGTTACTCATGATTTGAATGTGAAGATTACTGATTTGATTGTGGCAATGTTGAATATTGAAATGGAGAACAAAAAAGTTGTCAATCTGTCTTATGAAGACATTGAATATGGAATGCGCCGTGAAAGACAAAACGAACGTCAAGCGATGATTCAATATTTAGGAAATATGGCACCAGAACAGCGCAGAATAGAGGATTTAAGTAAGATGCACAAACTCGGAAACTGGAATGTTGGAAATCAAGATGCTATCTGGAAATATGATAAACAACGTTTCGATGATGAAATGACCCAAGGCGAATTCTTTGAATTCCAAAACAAAACCACTTCTAAGGATGCAGAACAACCAATAGAAGATTTGGATGATATGTTGGATCAAGAACAAGACCAACTTGAAACAGAAGAAGATAATGCTGGATACCGAGACGGACATGATTTCCGTCATCTAGAATCCAATTATGAAGATGGAGACTTTTACCCTGAAGATAGAGATGAAGATGATTTTTATGGGGACGATTAATTTCCCCTTCTTTTTTATCTTCCTATTGTAAGTAGACTATTATGAGCAATTTGAAAGGTTTCGTTCAAGTCAATAAATTAGCAGTAACTTTATCCATATTTTTAATTTTATTTTCGATTATCCATATGATGAAACCAACTATCATGTATAATGAAGATGGTGGTTTTCGTCCATTTGGTGTAGGATATCGCCACAAAACAGTTATTCCAATTTGGTTAGTCTCTATTTTGGTTGCCATATTCAGTTATTTAGGTGTTCTTTACTATTTAGCGTATATGTAATCAAATTACTCTATTCAAATAAAATATATACAACTATATTTTATCTGAACTCATGGAAACTCCTATCTTGATAGACCCTTCTTTTCATAATTATATGCGACATACTCTACAGTCTTGTCATCAATATCGTTCCAATATGTATTATTATATTTTGAATTTTGGGATTTTGTTCCTTTTTGTCATCGTTGCCGGATTGACGCTATATAATTGTAGTTTGAACAAACTAAGTGATTTAGAAAAACAGCAAAAAATGATTGAAGACCAACAATACGTTATGTCCAAAATACGTTATTATAAGCAAGAAATAGACGACAACAAAGAAATGGTAACGAATATTACAAATTTGCCTGCTTTAGAACATTTCTAATTTGATTAGGTTGGTAGACTATTTATTATTTGTTGGTTATATATAACAATATATAATGAACATTATTGAAGATCAAATCAAAGACGTAATTGAAAATAACAATCGCGCACAAGTGCAATTTGAGAACTTATTGAATGATTATTCCAAAGAAACCAATGAAATTATTGTAAAAGAACCCTTGTATGGAGAACTTGACTTGTCTGTATTAGTAATAAACGGGTTTTTACAAGTAAACAAAATCATCATTGAAGAAGGTAAAATTACGAATATTGAGAACATTCCACAAAAACTTCCTAAGATTCGTGTTCTTCACTGCACAAACAATTTGTTAAAAAATGTTGAGAACCTACCTGCGTCATTAGAAGAGTTAAACTTAGATGGCAATGAACTGGCTGAAATAGACGTTTCCGTGTTGGATAACTTGAAAAACTTGTCTTTGAACAATAATAGACTTACTACTTTGGAAAACTTCCCAGAAACTTTGGAAGAATTACATGTGAATTCTAACCAACTCACTCAACTCAATTTTGCTAACGCGCCTTTATTAAAAGTTGTAAACATATCTGATAATAATATTTTACGCATTGAGAACCTACCCGAATCTGTAAGTGAATTAAATATGGAAAATAATCCAGATATACAATTTGTTAATTCTAGTATTCCAGTTCAACCTAAAGACGAATTTAGAAGCAGAAAAAAACAAATGAACGTATATGATGCACTTGATAAATATTTCAAACTTGAGAACAAATATAAGAAAAATCAAGAACGAGCGAGAACATCCACTAAAAATAAAAATAAAAAGGACAAACCAAAATGTGTCAACTGCGAACGTAATGTTGGAACAAAATTTTTCAAAAAAGAACACCATTATATGGCTATTTGTGGTGATGAAACCTCGCCTTGCGATTTACAAATTGATATTTTTATGGGCGACTACACCACAATCGACGAATTAATGGAACTCTTTAAAGAATCTACCGAAGAATTAAAAGTAAACATAATCAAACAAAAATTGGATGCACTTTTTAATTATACCAGCGAAGAAGAATCAGTGGAGAACTTTAAACAAAGTCTCGAACAATATAACGATGATAGTGAAATCTACAAAGGAATTATGGACGAATACAACCTACATATGAATAATGATGTTACCAAACAACTCATCGCAAAATACGACAAAGATATTTATATTGTCACTGAAAAGATTAAGGTTCTCATAAGCGAGTTTAAAGAAACGAATAACAAACAATTACTAACTGATGCTACTAACATGCAACTGAAAGAATTGAATCCTCTTATTCAGAAGAGAAGAGAACTTGCTCATCCAATTATGGAAATGAATCATTATACTACCGAGAAGAAACAAATCGAACGTGAAGACATCTATGGAAACGAATATGACGAACTATTTCAATATCCAATTACGTTAGATAAACTCACTTCAGCCAGTGGAACCGAACCCAAGGTTATTAAATTTGAAACAGGAGGTTCTGCAAAATAAGAGCATGACTTGTTTTGACTTTCTGAACACACATAAAGAAACGGATACATATATAAGTATATTAGTATGATGTTTATATGGTTCTTAGTATTAGGAACCACAATTGGTTTAACATGTTCACAAACTGTACCAGAATTAGATGTAAATAAATATATTGGATTGTGGTATCAAATGTATGCCGACAATATAGTATACAATACGTTCGAAAAAGACTCTTTTTGTGACACGGCAAAGTACGATATTCGGACAGATGGAAAAATAGGCGTTCACAATTACGCAAAAATCGGCGCACCTAACGGCACTGATTATGTAATAGACGGGTACGCTTATGTTGTAAATCCCACAGATCCTGGTAAATTGAAAGTGCATTTTGATTCCGATAAAGCCGCTCCATTTGATGCGTCTTATTGGGTTCTCGCACTTGGTCCAGTGAATAAAGATAATTTGTATGATTGGTCTATAGTGAGTGATAACGTTTCACAGTTTTTATTTGTATTAGCTAGAAACGTTGACGATTTTAATGAAAAATATGACAAACAAATATTAAATATGTTGAAAGAATTGGGTTTTATTGGAAGAAAACAACCTTTACCTACCTATCAAAACGACGACTGTGTCTATGAAATGTAAAATACATATATACATACGCTAAAACATATGTATATGTGCTAATGCGGGACAATTATTTAGTGAATTACAAGGACCTATATGTAGACATCTTAACAGTCGTTGTAATTAGATACACCATCCCATACAATATTGTATTGATTTGCCCACTTCTTTTTCATGCAAGGTCCAGTATACCATTTCTTATCATCAAAATCAATTGTGTTTCCCAGTTCATCAAACCCAGGAGTAGATGTAGTAGTTAATGTAGTTTTATCATTTTCATAAATACCACCCAAATTCGGATGAGGGTTCTCTTCACTGTGAGGAGGAATCTGACATACATCTTTGTTATTTCTCTCAATCGACTCCCAGTAGTCTGGACAATATCCGTGTCTTGGTGGATAAGGTTCATTTTGTCCAGCGTTATTTGAAATTTGCATTCCAATATATGCCAAAATAACAATTAAAACGATAATGGCAACAATTAATACAATCGAATAAAAACGATCCATTCTATACTATGTGAAAACATATTTCTCTATACGACACTAAATATATTTAGTAAGTCACGTGTAGAGATAATTTCTAAGGAAAGGATATACGAGAATTTGAAACATGTCATCTTTATTCAATACCAATAATTATAATAAACCACAAGAATCCCTATTGAAAAACGCCAATCAGGCAATAAACGGACGCGTGAATTTAATTACTGAACCTTCTCCTGATGTTCGTTTTCAGATGCAAGAGAAAATTGCCATTAAGAACAAGTCTACCGAATACAGAAATGCTCTTGCTGGAACTCTTGAGAACAATATATTATCCGACGTCTTCTTTTCTGCTGAGAACGTACAAATCCTACAAAACGGAATTCGTGCGGGCGTGTACAAAGCATCCAACGAGAAAATCTTGGTACATCCTCAGAATGTGGACACATTGAAGATTATTATGCGCAGCACCTACTTACAATACGCCGAACACAACCTCGATAAGGTCACCCAAGAAGTAGAACGTCTCAATAAATTAGTTCTTAACTATTGTGTTCCCAATGTTTACAGTGCAGCTATTAGTTATAATAAATACTTGGAAGACCAAAGCACATTGGTTACTCCCTTGGAACGCCCTCGTAATCACGACCGCGATTACAAGCAACTCGAATTGAAGCATTTTATGTAGAAAATTGATTTAATATGAGCATTTATACTAATAGCAACTATACACAGAAAAGAAAAATGGATTATATTCAAATATACCAGCGTCTACCCATAGATATTGCATTACATGTAGCCGAATACAATGATGAACCCAGAAAAAACATGCAACATGTATTAAAAGAGTTATTGGAATATCATTATATGGAATGGGTAGAATATAATACGCCCGGTGGTTGGGCAGGACGCAACGAAATTGACTGGTCTTCATAAAAAAATAAAAAATAAGTAATCATTTGTAGATTCTATTACTTATTTTTTTTCTCCACATATTATTCGTTTTAAGGATAATAATCTAAATAACCATCTAATTATCATATATAATAAATAAATGTATGTCTATCTTCTACAATGTACCGACAACGCGACGTATGTAGGAGCAACGGTTGATGTTGACCGACGATTACGACAACACAACAAAGAAATCAAGGGCGGAGCACATGCAACGGGTGTAAAAGTTGCTGCCGGAAAATCATGGAACCGTGTATGTTATGTTTCTGGATTTCCAGACTGGTCATCAGCATTACAATTTGAATGGCGGTGGAAACAATTGTCTCGGAAACTACCAAAACAAATGTTCCCACTTGAACGAAGAATGTCTGCCTTACAAACATTATTGAATCTGGAACGACCAACTACAAAGGCGGTTGCGTATACTGAATGGGAATCAAAACCGGTAGTCCATATAGAAAACGATGTAGAAATATGTGCAACGTATTTACAAAATGACGACGATTTACCATATTGTGTTGCTGAATAGCACTTTGTCGTAATGGTCTACATGAATGTATCTATTACATTCATACCATGAAAACCTATTGCTGCAAATCCGAGCATTATCATCGTAGTATATGCTCCCATGAATGCTTCGGTTTTTCTGTATCCGATATATACCATTAATGGAGCATAGATAAGCGCGTGCAATGCATAAATCCAACCTATTTCGAAACCCAATTTGTATACTTTCATACCATGATATAAAAATATAAACACGCCTGATAATAACAACACCCAAAATGCCCACTCGGGCATCAATCCATAAGAACGACCTGCGTATACTAATGCTGGTCCTATTACTAAAATATGAAACAATGAAACAATCACCCGTTTATCCATATTATCGATAATATAGAATATGGATATATATTTACAAGAGTGGTAAAGTTTGCACCTCTTTGTTAGTATGAGGGTTTTTGGCAACCATGTTACCATTATCTAAGTAACGAGATACATACATTGCTTCAAACTTCTTTGGATCATTCTTTGCTTGTGCATTCATTGCCTGAGAACACATCAAACAACAAGTATATAATTCATAACGCTTGCTACGTAATTTCAAGACAGACTTTTCGTTGGTTGCGCGATAGCGGTGCTTCTCATCTGGGTTCATGTGAGGACAACATCCCGTACTCTTGCGAATGGAACAATCTTCATCTCGGGTATTTTTTAATCCTTTACCTACCACCGATTTCTTGGAAGGTCGCTTCCTGCGAGTTACACCACCAGATTGTTTAGGTTTGTAACACTGCGTAAAAGCATAAGGGGCGAAATCTTGTTTCAATTCCTTCGCATATTTTTTCCTGTTAGCTAACTTCATTTTGTACATTTTCTTTTTCATTTCATCATAACTCATTTCTTCGCCACGAATCAATTTGGGATACAAGTCGCCTTTTTTCACTTCGCCTATTGTCAACTTTCCAGCAGCAACCATCATACCTAAATAAAGAGTTGCATAATTCGCACCGATCCCACCACAACGAGCAGTGATCATTTTCTTCAATCCATCGTAGTTGATAGAACCAGTAATCTTCATTACATCCATCACTTTGTCCTTGGGAATAAAAAACTGAATGCTGCTATAAAAATAATCGTGATGAGGGCGAGGTACACAATGCATTACATCTTCATCGCGTAAAATATGTTCATTGAATAATCCACGCGTTTTCCATAAAGCAAATCCATGTTTTTTATTGGATTTAGCAGTGGGTTCCCCAAACATCTCTACACATTTGGGATAATATGATTTGGGTCCTTCGTGATGCCAGTTGTTTACGGGAGACATTATATATATATGGTTATTTTTTCTACATTCAAAATTAACTCGTATACAAATGTTTTGTAATGTAATTACAAAAATATATATATAAAATTAGCAGATATTACTTGATATTTTCTCATTATATATAAACTATTCATGATACAACCCAAAAAAGTAGGAGAAGGTAGTTACGGATGTGTTCATAATCCCCCTTTGACATGTGTAAATCAACGCAAACAAGGAAATAGTAATAAAGTGTCAAAAATATTGACGAAACGTAATGCACAAGACGAACTGAACGAGTTTTTCTTGATTAGTGAAGCAGATAAAAACGGCGAATATCATTTAGGTAGACCTACTTCATGTACACCTGCAAAAATAGATTCCAATATGTTAGCAATTAAAGATTGTGAACGTCTTCAACATAATCATGAACGTAAACACGCAAGTCGTATTAACAAAAAAGACATGAATAAGTTTATGTTGCTTATTATGAAAGATGGTGGATACAATATAGAACAATTTTCAAATCAACTTCATAACGCAAACTTAAACAAGGATACTATAAAACGAGTGAACGACTTTTTGATTGAAGGTTTTCGTTTATTAGAAGGACTTTCCTTATTCCTGGATCACAATATTATTCATCACGATTTGAAAGCACAAAACATTGTGTATAACCCCAAAGAAAATCGCATTAATTTCATTGATTTTGGTTTGATGAACAAAATATCGAATGTCCGTCGCGAAGCAAACAATAGCAAATATGGTTATGGTATTCACTGGTCATTCCCTTTTGAAATTTCACTATGGAATAAATCATATTTTGAACGTTTTTTTAAACTAAAAGCTAATGAAAAACGAGAATCCATTAAAAATATACTTACTAAAATAAAGAATGAGTTAGCATATACCTTTGAAAATATTTATCAAAACGACAATAAAAAAATCGAAAAACATTTATCAGACTATATGAATTTTCTGGCAACTATGGATAATGATTATGACCAATTCTTACATAAATCACTTACCACATTTGATTTATATGGAGTGGGTCTTGCTTTCATGAATTTTTACAATGATACAAACCACATATTTGAATTCTTGGAGTTAGAAATGGATTTGAAAACAAACAAAGACACAAATTTATCAGAACGATTCCACCTGCTATTTTTATCTATGATAGACCCAAATGTATATACCAGAATTGACGTGAAATCTGCACTATACGAGTATCAAGATATCTTAGTAGATAGTGGAATATTAGATAAAGATTCCAACCCTCGTTCAAAAATGTTACAACAAACGGTAGAAAATATGGGGTCTATTCAAAAAATATCCACTCACACAGCACAAGAGATTTCTACACTAAGCAATTCGTTTACATTAACCGATAAAGAACAAATTCAAAATAGCACACCCAAAGTCAAATGTCCCGAAGGAAAGGAATATAACAGACGCACCAAACGTTGTGTTAAGAAATGCAAAGATGGATATCAACGCAACGAAGACTTTAAATGTGTAAAAATACCTAAGAGCAAAACGCAAAAGAAAAAGAAGTCACTCGCTCCTTGTTCCGAAGGCAAAGAGCGCAATCCCAAGACGAATCGTTGTATAAAGAAATGTAAACCTGGATACAAACGTAATGAGGATTTCAAGTGTGTCAAATCCAAGAATTAAATATGATAAATAATTGATGGTATATATATTCAATTATTTATGTGTTTGGGTTGCTTAGAAACTAGCACCGAAAGAACCGCCTAACAAACTGTTAGCAGCCATGGGGTCAACACCAATGCCATAATCCATAGCGGTTTGTTGAGGTTGTTGAACGCGTTGTTGAGGAGGCTCTTGCATACCATTACCTGCCTGAGTACCAGCAACGGGAGCAGGAGGGAAAGCTCCTTGTTGAACACGAGAATCATCTAAATTGTCTGCCTGACTAGGAGTATGTCTGGATTTCTTTCCCTTTTGTTGCTGTTGCATTTCTTCTTCCTCATCAGGACCATTAATCATCTCCATAACGCGCTCTACCAAGATATTTACTTTGATACCTAATTTGGTCTGGATGCTGAGAACAATCATCAAGAAAGCAAGGATGACATTAGTAAGAGTCAAATTCTCATATTTGAATCCACTGTAACTAGGGAAATAAGTGATAGCACGATGAATCAATACAATACCAATGAAAAGTAAAGACAGTTGAATCAAGACTTCTGCTAAAAGTTCGAAACTTGACTTTTGAGCATCTGCCTCAGGAATGAAATGATGGATCGTTTTATTCAATACAACAATAGGAATTACGCCCATTAGGGCATATTGAACAACATTCATTAATTCGCCCATACTCTCTTCACTGCTAGAAAATACATGATTTAAAAATGTGGGTTTGGTAACTTCACCCCCTTCTTGTATTAGTGAATCCATTTGTATATACAAACATAAAGAAATTATATAAACATATATTTTGCTATTAATATATTACTATGTCTCATCAAGAGCAACAGTATTTACAACTCATTCGCGATATTCTTGAACGTGGACACGACCATCACGGAAGAAATGGCGACACAAAGAGTCTTTTTGGGAATATGATGCGTTTTTCGCTAAAAGACGGAACTGTTCCTCTACTTACTACCAAAAAGGTTGCTTGGAAAACTTGCTTCAAAGAGTTGATTTGGTTTATTCGTGGATGCACCGACAATGAGGATTTACAAAAACAAAATGTGCATATTTGGGACGGAAATTCAACTCGCGAATTCTTAGATAGTCGCGGTTTGACCAATAATGAAGAAGGTGACCTTGGACCAGTATATGGCCACCAATGGCGACATTTCAATGCGGAGTATAATGATCGATATACTGACTATTCTGGTAAGGGTATTGACCAATTACAGTATATTATTGATAATTTGAAAACAGAGGAAGGACGTACATCTCGCCGTTTGATCATGTCTGCTTGGAACCCTTGTCAATTGGACCAAATGGCTCTTCCTCCTTGTCACGTATTAGCGCAATTTAACGTTCGTAGCGAAGGAAATACACACTATTTATCGTGTGCTCTGTATCAACGCAGTTGTGACGTTGGTTTAGGTGTTCCATTTAATATTGCTTCATATTCGTTTTTGACCCATTTGATTGCGAAAGAATGTGGTCTAATCGCAGAAGATTTCGTGTATTTTATGGGCAATACACATATTTACAATGACCATATTGATGCTTTGAAAATACAAATTGAACGTGAACCATTATCATTCCCAAGAATGGAAATCCCTAACAAGAAGTCTTTAGAGGATTATAAAGTATATGATATTGTTTGGAAAGAAGAATACAAAAGTCATGAAACCATTAAAATGAATATGTCTGCGTAAACAAATTAAAAACATTCTTCATTGATAGATTATATAAATTGTTATGAGTAGTTCAAATGCCGCGGCTATTCGCAGAAGAGTCGGTAATCAGAATAATCTTCCCGCATCTAACTCTTCCTCTAATCTAAGTTCTATACCCGAAGCTTCGAGCACTGACAAAAAAGAAAATGTAAAAACTCTTACTATGACAGAGATGGTGACTTTGCTTAATTCACGTGTTGTGGCTCTTGAACGAGGCACCAATCAAAGTGCTACAAGCAGTAATGATAATACGACATTAGAAGAATTTAGATCACTGTCAGAAGAAATCAATATCCGTTTTGAATTGTTTGCAAATGAAATTGCAAACTTGAAAGATACTGTAATGAAACTGCAAACTTATACGATGGACGTGAATAAAATGTTAATGAATGAACGTATTCAGATATTATCCAATGTCGAACCATCTGAAGTTAGTGAACCAGAATTCCAAGACCTCGATGCAAGTATGAACAATGTATTTAGTAATTCTGAAGAAGTAACCAGCGTAAATGTATCCAAACTTGCGAAAGAAGAATTGAAAAATAACACTGCCAAATAAACAAATATACGCAAATAAATTAAAAACACGTATTTATTTTGTATAATATAATATAATTTGATTATACAAAAATGTCAGACAATAACATTCAAAACAAAATACAAACCGCACAAGATAATTACTACAAAGACCATACCAAACATCGTTTTTTCAAAAAAACTCAAAAATTAGATTGTGCGAATAAAGTCATAGATGAAGTCGGGTTGAATGATTTGATTGAAAAAACAATGTATTACCAAGAAGGGACAAACATAATATGGTTGAATTATGCTGTATTCAAGACATTTGCAACAGATGAAGTATGTGATAAATTAACAAATCATTTTATGGAATTGCTTGATTATGGTAAGAAATATTACAATAAGGTTGATATTAAACTGAATTTGGATAAATTTACTATTACTGGTCTTGAACGTTACAAACATTTTATTGAAATGAGTATGAACAGATTATCAGACAAATATGATAATGTTGTTGAAACCTGTTTTATAATAAATGCGCCTTATTTTACGAATCAATTAATAGGTCTATTTTCATCAATTATTGGTCAACAACGATTTTCAACAATGCAAACAAAATTGATGGTGATTAATAAAGAATAAATTATATAAACATACTATTCGTTATATAATTATATACAAACATCATGTCAAATTCATTTGCCATTACAAATTTACAACATGCCGACTGCTTTTCTGCCCTATTCCAACATGTGAAACTGTTTTCGGAACATATCAACATTATATTCAATGAAGATAAGATGTATATTCAATGCATGGATTCAAGTAAAGTGTCGGTGTTTGAGATTTTCCTCCCGAAAGAATGGTTTGATTCATATGAACTCGCAGATAATGCGTCGAGCACTATTGGTATCAGTGCAAGCATGCTTTTCAAAGTATTGAATACACGTGATAAAAAACAAGAAATAGTGTTTTCATTTGAGTCTGAAGGAGATTCTATCATCATTCATTTCCAATGTGACGATAAAAACACATATAACAAAGAATTTGCTCTTCCATTGATGGATATTGAAAGTGAGATTATGAATATTCCTGAGATGGAAAGCACGGCGGATATATCTCTTCCTTCAGTGAATTTTGCGAATGCAGTAAAAGATATGAAACTATTTGGCGATACTTTTAATCTTTCTTGCGACCAGGAAAATTTGACCATGTCTGCTAATAGCGATGAAAGTGGCAAAATGAAATTGAAAATCACTACCGATGACTTAACTTCTTATGAAATTGAAGAAGACGCTGAACTCAAAACATCATACAGTCTGAACATTTTGTACAATATCTCTTTATACAACAAATTATCAGAATTTATTCATTTCCACGTGAAAGATGGGTTCCCTCTTAAAATTGTCTATGAACTGGACAATGAGATAGAAGGTGCAAAAATCGCATTCTTTATTGCCCCAAAAATAGATGAATAAAATAGAACTATTTCGCGTTCAATATATAGACAAAAAACAATATAATAGTGTATAACCAAATACTGTATTATGTCTTTCCTAGTTAATATCTTAGTATTCTTCATTGTATTCATTTTTTATCTACAATTAACAGAACAACACAAAAAAAATAATGATTTAGAAGTATATCAATTGGACCATATTGATCATAAAGATATGCATGATTATTGTCGTTTGAAACTACCTATTGTCATTAATTATAATAATGTAAATCCTGAATTTGTATCACGCGTGAACAAACAAGATGTATTAAATTGTTTAAAAATATTACAAATCAAAAATGAAGATGACTTTTACAAAGATACCCCTGACAATAGTTATGTAGAAATGGATACACAAAACGCGAATATCTTGTTTGAAACATCATCTGAAGAATCTTATTACACTGAGAAGAATAATGAAACGATTTCATCAAGTCCCCTTCGAAAAGCATTTGAATCAAATGATTTTATGTTAAAACCTACTATGAATGTTGTTACAGAATACGATATATTGTTTGGAAAAGAACATAGTCATACTCCGTTTCGTTACCATACACAACAACGCAAATTCATTTGTTGTCACGAGGGTTCGGTATCTATCAAATTGTCTTCTTGGGAAAGTAGCGATTTACTCGAACCTATACACGATTACGAGTCATATGATTTTCGTTCACCTATTCGCATATGGGATCCTCAACAACAATGGACAGCAAATGTGAAACAAATGGAAACATTGGACATTGTATTAGAAAAAGGATGTATGTTGTATATACCGTCTTTTTGGTGGTATTCTATTAAATTTGAGAAAGACTCGTTAATTTCGTCTAGTCAATATAGTTCCTTTATGAATTGTGTCTATAACATCCCCTCTTGGACACTGCATTATATTCAAGAAACCAGTATGGAAGACAGATTAACCAATTTAAGAGGTCATTTTTCTACACAGAAACCTACAATTGATGATGCAAAACCCGATGTGCCCCCAGATAAAATCATTCCTACTGAAAACAAAGGAAATATAAAGGTTGATACAGAAAAAATTGATGAACCAATCCAAGAAATAATTGATGAACCAATTGAAAATAATATAAAAAACGAGATAAAAGAAACTTTGGATTCTATTACAACTATTATTGAAGAAAAACAAGATGTCTGAACATGACGAGTTTATGCCACTATGCGCAAATACAGATAAGGTAAATCATTGTATTACATGTGGAATTCAGTTGAATGGCGTGCGAGATGGAAGAACAGATAGCAACCACTGTTGTCGTAATTGTTATTGGCGAGAACAAAACTCGCGAAGACAACAAACTATAGTGAAGATGAATTGTTATAGTTGTGAAAATACGTTTGACTGGAAATCCAAAACAAGTAACTTTTGTGATGATTGTCTCAAGTAAAAAATTATCAATAATACATTGATTACTGATAATTTACATTTTATTTACCATAACTTCCTTGATAACACTGCGTATGATTCTACTACGAAATTGTTTTGACTCTTGTTCTCCAAATCCTCCCAAAATTGTATCGGATAATTTCATAAATTCTTGGTTGTCTGGTGTGTCCATTTCAGTATAATTTGGATGTATTTCTGTCCATTGTCGCATTGTTTTACAGTTTTTATTAGCCACACGGTCAACTAATTCTTTTAATTTTAGGTTTGAGTTCTCTTCTTTTTCCCATACATCATTATCACGAATATACAAAGTTTCTCGTTTTAAATCTGTGCAATGAAGCGGTCGTTTGTATGTGTCCAGTTCTCGTAATTTATTCACTAAAATACGTGATATTCCATTCACATATCCCAAACGTCCTGTTTCTGTTAAATCTTCTAAATCAAGCGTCATGTTCTCCAAAAACTCTGACATATTGATTGCATCTTTACATTGTTCATTCAAAAAGAAATTCAGATTGAATTTGTTGTTTTGCGTATTGTTAGTGATATGTTTTCCTTCTTTTACCGCCTCTAACAACTGTTTTTGTAATTCTTGATTGTCTTGTTGTTGTTCAATCAAAAGTTCTTTGAATTCTTGATTTTGTTTGAGCAATTCCATCATCGCACTATTATCATCATTTATAGGCGGTTTCGTGTCTATTTTATCTACACTACATTCATGAGGTTCACATTTTTGTTTATGACCCCATAATCCCATGCGAGACTTGTATTGTTTATGACATATATCACATTCAAATACTTCGGAACTTTTTGGAACTTTTTTTGTAAGATTTGTAAGTTTTTGATGTTTTGCAGTCAATAAATGTCTTTCAAATTGACTTTCTCTTACCGTAGTGTATGCGCATTTTTTACATTCATAAATTTTGGAACTTTTTGGAACTTTTTTTGTAAGCATTGTAAGTATATATTGCTTACAAAAAAAGTTCCTAAATCGGTTTTTCATAAAATATAATTTTTTTTTATGCAGTCAACTTTTTTTTCCAAAAACCAAAATTACAGCATTATGCTGTGAACGTGTTTTTCGAGTTTTCAAATTTGAAAACTATTCTGGGAAAATGAAAAATGGACATTTTTAAAAATGTCCAAAAGTGAAAAAATCTTCAGAGAGTTGGAATCTAAAAAACACACTTTTAGATCATTCACATTGAAAATATATATTTATTATACTAAATATATAAATTGTTACGATATATGATGTTATTATTTAACACCCACAGTCATCTCTTAGTTTGTAAGTCATAAAGAACGCTTGGATCTTGTTTCCTTGTTTGGGAGAAGCGGTATTCGCGATATTATCATTCAATGTGCGAACCATGTTGTTACGTTTCTTTTTGTTCAAATAACGTTGATAACTATCGTGTTTTACGCCAGCGTTGGTATTGTTCACATTACTTTCTAACGCAGCACGTTGTTGAGTGTATGTAGAAGAATAAGTCATACTTTGCTTCATAATACGTCTTTGACGAGAAATGAAAAAATTCACATCGTTACATTGAGTGCAATGTAATACATTGCATTGAGCACATTTTGCTTCCGACATGATATATAATATTTGTATAAATTATTATGTACAATCATTCTAAACATACAACTAATACAAACGCAATGGGTGGAATTTATTTTCTTTTTATGATTGTGATTGATAAGTTTATGTGGCATTATTTTCGTATTTCATTATAATATCTCCACAGTGTATATATTATGTTGTATCCCATTCTCATTTCAAGTATTATTATGCTGGTCTTGGATATTACCTATTTATCCACTTTTGGAAAACCTTTTGTTGACCAAACCGTCATGATCCAAAAATCACCATTTGAGTTGAACTATGTGGGAGCACTAGCAAGTTATTTATGTTTGATTCTAGGTCTGAATTATTTTGTGATTTTGAAACAAGGTAGTTTACAAGATGCTTTTGTATTAGGTTTTGTAATGTATGGTGTGTATGATGCTACAAATATGGCGTTACTAAAAAAATGGTTGCCCGATTTAGCATTAATGGATACTCTATGGGGAGCACTATTGATGACTGCAACCACTTACTTGACTTATCAAACTATGAATATGTTGAAATTGTAATCCCTTATGATTCTAGTATTTTGTAACCATATTGTTTACAAAATGTGTCAAAGTCTTTTTGCGAATCTGCTGGATTACCCATTGCTTTTTGATGTGTTTCTACTGACTGTTCATCTGGTTCATAATTCCATTTGTTATAAAACTCTTCTTCCAAATCTTCGTTTTCAAAGACTATTTTTTCATTTTCTTCATCTATTATTCCTCCATATTCAGAAATACGCTCACTCCATAAAGGAGAGAAACTTGCATGATATAACCAATTATCAAAATAAACATGGTTTGGGTTTTCAGGAATGTAAGTTTGAAACAACTGATTATATGTTCTGTTTACAGCATACTTGCGAGCATGTTGCAATGTTTTACATAATTCTATCTTTGAATAATCGGGTTTATATTTTTCTATTTCGTCTGGTTGGATCCGAACATATACGTTTTCTGGCAAATAATCTATTTTTTCTACACGTTTCTGGAAATATTTTTCAATAAATGGCGCCAAATTATGGTTATGACTACACATTGTAGAAATACAATTACCGAGGAGGTGATGTGATTCGTCGGGCGATAAATCCCACACATATTTACAATAATTTACCAAATCAATCATATCGTTATCTTCATCACAATCTAGAAAATCAATTTGAAAGAGTATTCGAGCAATATCTAACAAGTAATCAAAAGTTTCTTCTTGCAATCCGGAAAAGTATAATTCATACCCCCAGAACATCGCTTGTTCCGCATTATGTCCAAGTATAGACAAGAATAACGATTGTTTAACATCTATTATAGAATACAAATAACGCGACAATACAACATTACGTTTGTATATGTGATAAGTATCGGTATCTTCGTCGACAAAGTGATTGGTTAACATTGTTATTTATTATGGTTGCTTTGATATGATTATCTAAAATATAATGATATCAATTTTGTATTATTATCCGAGTGTAATATAAGATAATGAAGACATTTGCTTATATTATTCGTCCTGAATTAATTATACCTTCAAAACGTCATAGACATATCACTTACAAAAAAGATAATAGACAAGTTTCATTTGATATATCCAATAACAAAATATATATTTATAATAAAGATAAATAATTTTACGCATTATGAAGCGACATTTGTGTATATACATCAATTATTTTTTGAATAATTTCATTGATGAACTTATCTCCTCCATAAGATAGACTGAAATTACGATAACAACGAACATACACTTTGCTCTTATTTGTTCGAATCGGCCTGATATTTGTTTCAAACACCAATTCCTTATCTTCAACCATTACACGAGATATGGTAGTAAATGGGTGAATTATTTCACTTGAAATTGTTAGTTGGTCTGAATCAAATAATTTATTAAGAAGTGAATTTCGACTTCGTTCATAATTATATTTGACGCCATAGTGCAATGTATGATTAGAATGTATATTATCAATATTACTCGGTTCAAGTGTATTTTTATTTGTAAATAATTTTGCAAAAATAATATGCACTATGTCTAATGAATTTTCCATTAACATTGTTGGATGAATATTTACACTACTTTCAATAAATACTTGTCGAAAATCTGAATTTGCAAATGGAAAATCGCGATATAGAATAGTTGAATTACGAGAATATTCATAAGTGTTCAAGTAGAGCATCTCATTTTTTTCGGTCACCTGAAAATGAGGGACTTCGTATAACTGAGCTCCTTCTAAGAAGGATGTTTCTTTAGAAACTAATTCACCATTCTCGTTAAAACTACTCTGGTGTTGAGAACATGTTACACAATTATCATATATATAGCTATTTGATAACGAGTTTCCACCGTGAGGACAAATGTCCGACAGGCATACATATTCTGAACTATTTTTTTTCCAGACAACGTATGATTTTCCCCAAATCGTTATTTTTCTAGGGACACGAAAAGGAAAACTACTTTTTTGACCAATGGAATACCACTGTGATTGGTATTTATCATGTTCTGTAAGATTGTATGAATTTACTTTAGGATGGAATAAAATAGATTTACTAGGTAGATATTGATTATTTTCATAGAAATTCTCTAGGTATTGAAAAACGGGAAATTTGTTTATATTTGGCCATAATGCGAATGACACAACATTTGGAAGAAATGCAACAAGTAGAAGTGATACAAACATAATATGATAAACTCTCTATCAATTATTCCATAAAAATCTTTATATACATTATAGAAAACAATGCCAATGAATAAAAAACGTACCGAAAAGAAATACATGAATCAACGTAAAAAACACAGTTCATCTAAAAACAAAACAATGAAGGTTGGTGGTAAAAAACATATTGCTATTCGTAAACCTTCCCATATTACAAAGAATTTGTTGGAATTATTGAATATGGTGAAATTATATCACTGGAAAACATATTCTTATGCCGAGCATGAAGCAACAGATACACTATATGCAAAACTAAGTAAACATATTGACGAATTTGTAGAAGTATTGTTGGGAAAAGACGATAGTGCTATCCAGAAGATGGAAAAAAAAATAAAACTGATCGACGCGAAAAATACGTCGGATTTGAAAAAACGCGTATACGAATACCGTGATTATTTTATCAGTATGAACAAAATATTCGATGAAAAAGATAGCGATTTATTGAATATTCGTGATGAGATTATTGCGGATTTGAATAGATTTTTGTATTTGTCAAGGTTCAAGTAAGTTTGTTGTTATATTGCGACAACATACCACGTATTCTGGGTAAATAATTTAATTCCTTAGGGTATTTACCGTGTATTTCTCTGTAACGCATATTTTTAGGCAAGGTTTTTTTATGTTGTCTCTCTACGTATTGTTGATATTTCTTCTTCCATACTCGTTGTATAATCCGCAACCAAAAGGTTTTCACTACGACATAATATACTTCTTTGCGAATATACAATTGCATAATATCCACTTCTGAACATGTACGAAGCATAATACTATAATAATGTAAGTATTCCCGTATATTATCCAACGAATATTTTGTAAACGTGCTACCTGATACAGAATTCACAAAGAGGAAATTACCCGAAGAAGAAATATATTTATGAATTCCCACATAATAGTTGCCATCATTTTTATCTGCGTCTAGATGGTCTTTATCGTCTTGATATATTGCTTCTACTTCACTATTTTCATCGTAATCACCTAATTCATAAAATTCAGTCTCTTCTTCACTATCAGTTTCATATTCAGAATCAGATAAAGTGGTCAACGCAATAATATGCGAATCATTTGATGAAGACTCACTTTGTGAATTATTTGATGAATTTGAACTAAGTGAATAGTTATTTGAACTACTGCTGTCTCTGTAACCCATGTTGTTTATAATAATGTCATTATCTATTGTATCTTCGTTCATAATTATTGAATTCAATTTTATATTTTACTGATATGATTTTATTATATTGTTATAATATAATATGTCCGATACAACATTTGGAGAATACAAAGGGACTCAAGATACATTATCTGATACTACTTCTGTCCCAGGAAGGTCATTGACTTCTGTTCATCCACCATCAGAACCAACTTCAACTTTAGCTGGCAAAACCGAAGCAGAGAAAGTGGAGAAAATTATCAATCCATTACAATATTACGTGAAAGTAAGCTATATGATTACCTATATTTTATTATTGACCACCGCTACGATTACATTTGTGGAAGCGATTACTACATCAAACGCAGTTGTTCGTCATATTATGAATTTGGAAACAGTCATTTCTATTATTGCCGGATATTTTTATTCCCTTTTCTTAGGAGAGATAAATAGATCCAGCGAAGAAGGTATTCAAATTGAATGGAAAGAAATGACCCAGACCAGATATGTAGATTGGTCAATTACCACACCGTTTATGCTTCTGGTATTGTGTGCGGTGCTAGGTAAAAATGTGGGTAAAACGGTGGACATCAAAACATTCGGTATGATTGTTTTATTGAATTATTTCATGTTGGGAACCGGATATTTGGGTGAAATTGATTTAATGAATAAATATCTGGCTGCGTTGTTTGGATTTGGCGGTTTATACGGTATTTTCTACTTAATTTACAAGATGTTTTTGGAAAATATGAATGTATTCGCAAATAACGTATTGTTTGGTATTTATGTTTCTATTTGGTCATTATATGGTGTTGTCTATTTCTTTGACGAAGAATACAAGAATATTTTTACCAATATATTAGACGCTATTGCGAAGAGTGGAATGGGTATTGGTTTATGGGCATATTATACAAAGATAATTGCTTTGTAAAATACTATGCCACACTAAAGAATCGAACTTCAGTTTCGTCTCCGCAATTGAGACTACTCGCTACCAGCCGTGGCCAATATATACAGAGATAAAAATTGATTACAAATAAAATAATGGATTCTATTTGTAAATAACATTTAACAATGCAAGATGACCATATAGTGAAAGGTTACAAAGGGGTTATGGATTTGGATTTATCGTTGATTGATCCGAAATTTCATAAAGAAGTTATTGCTCAACATATGAAAGATATTGATGAATATAAACGCGAACAATTGGAACGACCAGAGAAACTTCGTTATGATACTGCAATCATGCACGCCCACAATATTATAGAACTTGACCGCAGAGCAGCGGAACAACTACGTAAAGACGCCATTCATTTACAAAATCAAAAGGATAAACAAAAAGAAGACACTATCAAACGTATTGAAGAACTTAAAAAAATATACAATAAATAGTAGAATGTTATTACTTTGATGTGGGAGTATTTTTTACAAGATAGTCAACATTTAATATTGGTGATGCGTATTTTGCAGTCAATACTTCATGATGAATAAGATGATCATTTGGAACAACCAAAAACGGTAGATATTTTAATCGCAAATTTTTTAAAGGTGGGCAATGAACCAGTGAGTTAAAAAATGAAATCGTTGCAATTGATAATTGAAATGTTAGGCTGTTCGGTCTGAAAAATAACATACCCAGCACAAACGGAAGAACATATGCTAGATTATATTCTATTGTAGAAACTGCGTTACCATTTGAAGGAATTGGTTTTACAAAACGGTGATGAAATTTGTGTATAAAATACAATGATTTATGTTCGTGAAATGTTTTGTGCATTTTGTAAAAGACGATGTTATGAGTAAGAACCATACCAAACCATTTTAATAACTGTATTTCAACACTTTTGTCTGTTATAAAGAAATTATCTACAATAATATAATACAATGGAGACAATCCCAGCAAATTAATAAAATTTGAAACTGCGCCATCAATGTATAATTTGGGATTTTTTTGAATAAGTTCCATCGTATTTTTGCGACTAATTGTATGGTCTAACACATTCGAAAACAAATAGGTATAACTTCCTAAGTGTAGACCAGTAATATAGGGGTTTACAATGTGTTTGATAAGTTTCATATATTATTTGTATGAAACTTATGTTTATGTGTGTTTATAAATACAAACTTTGGGAGGTGGTGACGTATTTCAAAATCATTGGTTCAATTTGTGTGAGCTTGTGTAGTAGTGAGATTTGTCCAATCTCTTCACATACATTCGCCAGTTCTTTTGTAGTAGTCACAATTTTTAATAACGATTTATTGAAATCGCCTATGGAAATCTCTTTTTCAGCAACTTTATCTTGAATAAAGTATTTACACTCATATTCGGTATTACAATCACACCATCCCATAGATAATTCCATCAAATCATATTGAAGTGCATCTGCGTAATTGTATCCCGTCCATATGCGGTTTTCATTTTCAACATCTTCATATTCACCTATCATATCCTTTATCGTATCTACTGCTCTGGTTACGTGAAAATCCGAACAATTGGGAACTACTTGTTTCATATCATCGGGAACTTTCACATCAGCAAAACAAGATAATATACCGACAATTTGTTTGGGATTATATTGATCAAAATAGTCCAGACGTTCACATAATTGCGACAACACTAATGGATGCGCTTCGGCAATACATGACGCAATCTTGCCTGTGTGAGTGAAATGATAGTCAATACCAGTTTCTGAACGTATTTCATCAACAAATCGGTTTTCTTTCAAAATATTCACAATTTTATCCGTATTTGTTTTGATGTATTGTTCATTTGCATACAAATTACTTCTTAGGGAATTCAATTCATCTTCCATTTTGTATAACGCTTTCACTTCTTCAGTGTCTTTTTTAATAGTTTTGTATAGATTTTCCAAAGATGTTATTTCGCGTTCAGCATCTTTCCGCTTTTTGTTTTTCAATGTTGGTAGGTTTGTTTGTAGTTCCAAGTAACGATCACATAGAGTTTTTGATGTTTTTAATAACATAAGTGATGCACGTTTTGTTTCAATTTCTTTTTCAACGCCATCAATTTCTTCTATATATTGGCGTAATATTCCATCAATTTCAGTTTGCACCATACTTTTCTGTGAAAACATATGAAAATCTCTCGTGCATCCATTCTTAATCAAATTCAAAATAAGGGAATATGAAATATGGAACTTGGACGTAAGTTTTTGTGGTTTACCTCCCAAGATTGTTTTATATTCGTCAAGTGTTGGCATTTTAAACAAGTTATTACAATGCACTACGTGTCCTAATGTGTCAATTCCACGACGTCCAGCGCGACCGGCCATTTGTGTATATTCATGTGCTTTTAAGAAACGATTGTGGTTTCCATCAAACTTGGTTAAGTTATTGAATACAACTGTTTTAATTGGACAATCGAGTCCAATTGCAAACGATTCTGTGGCAAACAACAAATAAATATACTTCTTAGAAATCATGATTTCCACAATTTCGCGCAAGATGGGAATCATTCCTGAATGATGTATTCCAATACCCTTTTCAAGGAGGGAAACTAATTGAATGTATTCAGGTAATTCCATGTATTCTTTGTGATTGGGCAGTTTTCTAAGAATTGCGTCACATTCTTTTTTGATAGTATATGGTAGTTTACTGTCTTCAGGCAAAATTGGAACAGTGATTTCTTGAGCACACAATTCAACCATTCTTCGAGAAAATACGAACATGATAGCAGGAAGCATCTCTCGTTCACGCAAAAACTTGGCAAGTTTGTTCAACATATCTCGACGGTTAATGAACACTTTGTTTTCTTGATACAATTTTGTCATTTCAGTTAATTTTTTATGATTATCTTCGTCAAAGTTCCCGTTTGCATCTTGTAACAACATCAACTTATTTGTATGTTTCTTGATATCTTGTTGTATCGATTTGTCTTTGATATGTTTGAATACACCTTCGTTGTTAGTAAGGAACCCATAGTGTGTCAATGGAACTACCCGATGATTGGTTGATGCCAAATATACTTGTTTACCACCTTGTTCAACCAAACCTTTCTCACACCATTTCGCGAATCCTTCTGGATTGTCAATCGTTGCGGAAAGCATTACCATTTGAATATGAGGAGGCAACATCAAAATAGTTTTCTCCCATGTTTGTCCTCTGTCGGCATCGTTGATGTAATGCACCTCGTCAAATACGACACATCCAAGTTCTGTTTGAATGTCTATTTGAAACTGAAGAGTATTGGATTCCGAAGTAGCATTATCGAATACTGTTCCAGAGGTGGTAGTAGTTGCCGTAAACAAATAATTCATCAAAATCTCCGTGGTCATGATCAATACATCTGCCTCGGGATTGGTTTTGATGTCTCCAGTGAAGAGTCCAAACGAAATATGTGGATATTTCTGAGTAAACTCATAGTATTTCTGGTTAGAAAGTGCCTTGATGGGACTTGTGTAAATGACTTTTTTTCCTTGTTCCTTGAAATGTTCAATCGCAAACTCTGCTGGAAGTGTCTTACCTGAACCAGTATGTGCGGTAACTAGAACGTGTTGTTGTTTGATGATTGCCTCTATCGCATATTTCTGGAAATCGCTTAGTGGGAAAGGATACTTGTTAAAATGTTCATTGTATAGTGTGTCTTTTGGATATGGGTGTGTGCATAAGTAAACCATGATTACAATATAAGTAGCGAGAAATATTTATATTGTTTTGTAAAATAGATTGCGGAAATGATAAACACAATCATTCACAAATAACATAAATACTATCCATTAATTAACATTAATAAATGAAAATTTGTCTTGTTGGTCCTGGTTATAAACCTATACCCCCTGTTGGATGGGGTGCGGTAGAATCGGTAATTTGGGATTATTATGTGAATTTGAAAAAAATGAATATGGATGTAGACATTATCAATAATAAAAATTTACGTGAAGTCGTCGATCATATAAATAAAAGTGACTATGACATAGTTCATATTATGTATGATGACCATATTGTGATTGCACCATATATACAAATAAATTGTAAAATATTGTATACGTCTCATTATGCGTACATAACCCATCCTCAATTTGAAACGCAATATCAACATTACTTTATGAACATTTTCAGGAATGTATTAGCAAATAAAGAACGCGTAACTATTTGTGCGATTAGTCAACAAATAAAAGACAAGTATATTTCTTATGGGTATCCGGAAAATAAAATTCATGTAATGCATAATGGAGCCCGTGACGATACATTTCAGTACATTACAGAACCTTCAAATGCTAATAAGTCTGTATACTTAGCAAAAATCGAAATTAGAAAACGACAATATGTATATCAATCTATTCCAAATATTGATTTTGTAGGCAATTTTCATAATTCTTCGTTTGACCTTACAAATTCAAATTATCTAGGTGAATGGAACAAAGATGTTTTATATAAAAACCTGTCATCGTATGGTAATTTGGTATTGTTATCAGATGGTGAAGCAGATCCATTAGTAGTAAAAGAAGCGCTGATTTGCGGGTTAGGGGTGGTTGTAAGTGAATGTAGTGCAGCAAATATAGATGCAAATTTAAATTTTATTGATGTTATCCCAAATAACAAATTGAATGACATTGATTATGTAACAAATGTAATCAATAAAAACAGAGAAGTTTCACAAAAAGAACGTGAATCCATACGCAAATATGGGTTAGAAAAGTTTTCTTGGAAAAATATAATAAACCGTTACAAACAATTATTGGAAAGTTTGTAAATCTATTAGTTTTATTATGCAATATAATAAATATTTATATTGCATATGAAAGTATTTTTGGATTGTGGAACAAATTTGGGTCAGGGTCTCACAGAACTTGATTAATCAAGATGATTGGAAAATTTACTGTTTTGAACCCAATCCAGATATTCAATTGAATACTCTGTTTCCGAAGGCAACCAATATTGAATATATCCCGAAAGCAGTTTGGAAAGAAAATACACAATTAGAATTTCGTATGCAGGGAAAATAAATGAATGATTTAAAGGGTTTAGGAAGTAAATTAGAAGTGGTAGACAAAAAATATAACCCCGACAATTGTAAATTCAAACTGCAACAAGTAGACGCATTTGACTTGTCTGATTTTATCACAGATTTAATTCATACAGACAGTAACGTAGAGATTTATGTAAAAATGGACATTGAAGGTGCAGAATTTGAGGTATTACAGCATCTAATCGAACAGGATACTATCAAACATATTAAAGAGATTTTTTGTGAATGTCACGGGAGATTTCGTTTCCCACTTGAAAAACAGAATCATCCCATAATCAAGCAACAAATTAAAGAGATTGAACATAAATTGAAACACGATGTCGAAAAACACAATGTGAAGTTTCATTTTTGGATATAATTGAATATACCTTTGTTGATATATTCAATTGATAGTTTACGTTAACGTTTGTACCCGAATAACTCGAAATCTTTCTTAAATATGTGATATATTTTTTTCTTTTGTTCTTCAGTCAACTCAACTTTGTTCGAAGACTCGTTTTTACGTGTTTGATTTACCGTGTCGAGTGTAACCGACGACTGTAAATGAGGTTGTATTTGGTGATATACATAATTGATACCATTGTCATAGTCTTCCATACGAATCAAAAATGACACTGATAGAACGTCGTTACTATCATATACCCATTTGTATTGATGTAAAGGATTAAATGGTGAATGTGACCAATGAGTAGGACATCCTTTGTTTATCCATTCATCTACACTAATATTATAAAAATCTTTGACACTTTGTTCATAACGTGGTTTTCGGTGTTCATTATACCAAGATAATACTAATTCGTAAGGATGACGAATTACACTGAACGAAAAACTATTTTTATATTTGTCTTTGAATACATTTTTCATTTGATTTGCGGTAACGTGATAAAATGGTTTGTTACCGTGTGTTTTATCGTTCCAATTAGTTAGCCCTTCATATAAATGCGTAGACGCACAACGAGGTTTGGATATAAAGAAATATTCTTGATTCATACTTATCATTACAAATCAATAATGTTTATGTTATTTACAAAAATTATGTTAATCCATTGTAAAATTCAATTTCATCGGAAAATAGAATTTTGATTTGATTTTCGGTTTCTTCTTGTAATACATAGTCATCTTTGTTTGATTTGTTCTCAACATTAACGCGGCGGTCAAACATTTTGTATACGTGTTCATTCATATCATCAAACTTATAAACTTTATCTACAATGACGTTCTCATCTTTGTCTTTAATCCACTTTGTTTGATATAATGGATTACTTAAGTTCCAATCTGGATTGAATTTTTTATGTAATGGTTCTTCCCAATGAGTTTTACAATTCATTTGAAATACCCATTCTTCTATTGTGTCTGGATAATAGTCTTTGACTTCTTTACGAACTACATTAGGACTGTATTTATGGTAATAATACCAAGACTTTACTAGGTCTACCGGATTTCGTATAAAACAAAAACTCAGTCTTGCATGATAATTTTGTTTACCAATCTTGTTACGAATCATATTCGCTGTAATATGATTAAAATTCGAATTACCTAATAATTTATGGATGCTATTGGTGCCTGTTTTGGGAATTGATATATAAATATATTTCTCCATTTACGATATAAACTTATAATGGTTGTATTTTTATATTATAAATGACAAAGTTATTTTTAGATTGCGGAACAAATCTTGGACAGGGTTATTAAACAATTTGATGGTATGTACAATTTGTTTAATAACCAAGAGTGGGACATTTACACATTTGAACCAAACCCTCATATTGATTTATCTACTATGTTTAATGATGTGCAAAATTTGACCAAAATACCTAAGGCTATATGGACAGAAGATACAAAGTTGTCTTTTTCTTGTAAAGGAAAAAAAGATCCGACAGAAAGAGATAAATACAACGAACAACGATTTCAGGGAGGAGGTTCACAATTAACTTCAACTAATCACCAGAAAGATATTCCGACACATATTGAAATAGATAATGTCTTTGTAGACGCTATCGATTTCAGTAAATTTTTATTAGAAAATAAAGACAAATATGAACACATTTACGCGAAATTTGATGTGGAAGGAGCCGAATTTCAAATTATCGATAAATTAATTCAAGATGATACTCTCAAATATATTGATATGCTTTATATGGAACCACATAGACGTTTTTTCTTTCAACAACCCGAATGGTCAATGAGAAAAACAGAGATTGACAACATTGAAAGTGAGTTGTTAAATAAATGCAAACAACATACAAACGTTAAGTTATGGAGTTAATTTATAGATTATATTTCTGACGCAACTCAGTTGGGAGACTATTCTTCCATTCATCGTGCCCTTTCCTTGACATCTTGTCCGTAGTTTTTCTACAATATTGATTGAATATTATATCAAATGCGTCTTTTGACATGAATTCGCCATTATTTACTTTTCTATAAGATGATGCCGAATAAAAATTTTTGGGGTAGTTCAATGCAAGGTTAGAAACAAGATTTCCTTGACTTATAATCATTTCGTAGTCGTTTCCTTTTGATAATTCTTCCCAAAATTTACTCGAATACTCATAATCACCATGAGGAGGAAACTCATAATTCAGATATTTCTTATGCTCTTCACTATCTAGAGGCACACAGTGCACATAAATACACCCTATTTTACCCCAATTATGTAGGTTTTTAAACAAGTTGTATTGGTTGTGTACGTGTTCGGATGTGCCGTGGTCAGTAATCAAATCATATTGGTTATCGTATACGTCAGTAATCGTTGTAAGGTCAACTGAAATAGCCCCGTTCTGACCATTCCAATCAAACGATGTGTGATCATAACCATTTTTTGTATAAAACTCTTTTGCTGTTTTAATTCCATCAAAAAAATTTTGGTGATTGTTCAATACTTGATCACCAAGTTCGAGCATTTTTACATCTGGACTATTTATTTTGTCCAAAGCATATTCTTTCACGAATTTATACTGATTTTCACAGATACCCATTATAAATGTATATACTCATTATTATTTATATACATTCATATTGTTAATTACATAAATATCCAAAATAAGGTAAATGCTTGTATGTGTTGTTTACTAAGCCGTGAAATAATTCCGGATATTTCTTGAAAATAATAGCAAATACTATTTGTTCGTTATTTATACAGTTGTTACTTATCATCTCTTGAAAAATAATTTTACTTTCATCTTTGATTCTATCAATAATTTGCTTTGTTCCTGAAAATATAGTAGCGGTAGTAAAATGATCGTTATGATACATAATGTCAGTTGGATTGAGGTTATTAAACAAACTTTGTTTTATTTGAATATTGAATTTGTCTGGATTGAGTTTGCTCGTATTTGGCCATATTTTTTTCTGGTTCAAATCATAATTTTCAAAAAAACGACTGCATCCTGCATCTACCCACATAAACATATTGCTATTGAAATAGTTTTCTCTTGCTACGTCACTTAACCATATTATTTTATTCATAATCAGTAGATTGTAAATAGGTAATTTTACTTCTAATCTATCTACTCCGCGTATTTTCCTCAAATAATCTGGATTTTTTACAATTTCATTTACTTTTTCTTCGTATTGGAAATATTCGATGTCTTTTTTTTCAATGACAATGAATTTAGTATGTTCATAATCTGAACGTTCGTTTTTTATTTGTTCGTATGTATATTGTTCACAATACACTACCATCGGAACATTCAAAAGCATTGTCTTTTTTAACCACATAATATAGTCATTTATTTTTCTGCCATCTCCATTGGTTTCCCTCTTTATGTTATAAAGTCCCGTTACAACCGTTAGTGGAGTACTCATGATAATATATATGATTCATATGATTTTATATTATTATACAACATCAAATATTATATAAAAAGGTGGTCTTAACCCTTATATATAAGAATGGCGTCCGAAGCTTATGTTATGATTGCGTATGGAGACAAATATGTTTTGGAAGCGGTAAATTTGGTAAAATCAATTAAAAAATTTGATAATACAAGACATTTTGTATTGGTTTCCAATATCACTTCGCATGAGCTGTTTGATAAAATCATTAATGTTGAACACGAGTTCGTAAACGAAACAAATAACCATAATAAATTTTGCGTATTGGCTCGTATTATGGCACCGAAATATATTGAATACGACAGATTTGTCATGATCGATACAGATATACTATGTATGAACCATCCAGAATATATGTGGAATACTTTCAAAAGTAATGATAACTGTTTCAATTGTATTTGTGGACGCGATGGGTCTGCTTGGCATTGGGGACATATTGATAAAATAAACAAGCAAAACAATCTCTCTATGTTGCCCATGCACGGAGGTATTATTTATTTCAACAAAACATCTGAAAAGTTTGTAAAATATTACGAAGATTTATTGTATGGGTTGTCACATTACGACCAATTAGGATTCAAACGTCAATTTCGCAATCAAGCGATGACTGACGAGGTCATTATTTCTTATGCGAACGCAAAAAATAACATTATTCCTTTTGATTTTGCGAATTATCCAATTGTGTCATTCAATCTGAATCATACGTATCCAGTAAGCGAACACATCATTTCGTGGGGAACTAGTAGCACAACATTTAAAACAACTGGCCCTACGTTATTTAATCATTTTACCGGACTCAATGAATATCCTCATATAGGCAACTTATATAACAAATGGTTAGAAAAGTTGAAAATTTAGTTATAATAATGGTATAAATAAAACCATTCATCTATTATCCCTCTTTGTGGTATGATAGTATTGAATAATGATGGATATTGACGATACATTGTTGAAATTAATTGTTGGTCGCATCCTATAAAGTGCTTGTGTTGAATATATAATTCGAATACTTCATAATATTTTTTATGCAGCGTATACAAAATATTTTTATGACCACCAAACATTGACCCTGAAAAATGCACTTCATTATTATAAAAAATGTTAGGGGTGTTTGCAAATGGGCGTAATAATATGATATCTAATTTATCTTCTGATATCTTGCTTTGATTTGGGTAGCTATACAAACATTTTACGGTATGTATGTTACGCACATTGCCTATATCATTCCATATAAAATAGTCACTCTGGAACGGATCCATATCCATCGCTTCTTTTACGAAATTAAACTTGGAATTCCATATAATATAACATTCTTTTCTACGCGAAATATGTTGTTGAGGGTCAATCTTTTCTTGATGTTCCCATATATCAGGATATTTTTGAACAATTTCAAAGTCTGCAAATTCTTTTACTACAATTTTGTAGTTTACGTGTTTATTTTGCTCAAATATGTCGATTAAATATTGTTTATCTGATTCTTGAGTAAATACTATTATATTTACTTCTTGTAAATTCAACACAAATGCACGAATCCAATTATCGTAGTTATTATGGGAATGTTTATTTATTTTCGTCTTATAGTAACAAGAAACAATCGTTGTCATAATAATACAATATATCAAATAATTTTTATATATCCTTTGTGTTGTAGATTTATAATCATGATACTTTAGACACATTGATTGATGACATGTTTCAATGATAAACAAATTTTGTATTCAAAGGAAATGAAAATATATGACCTTATATTATAACCTCTCCCTTAGTATGGATTTGCAAAAAGGAAATAATATGTATGGTGTAGTAAATGGATTGTATTACGGACAACAAGCGCGTGTTGACGAATTAAATGAACGTATTCAATCTAGGAATCTTCCTGATTCTCCTTTAGCGCCCAATTTCGATTTCAGATCCACCCCCACACGATACACCGACCTTTCTACTCTTGATACCAAGAAAACTTATAATGAACCTATTCTCCCTTATCCTACTTACAACAGTGGCGTGAACTTCAATCCCGGTAACTCTTCTGGACCTGTTTCTGGATACACCTCAAATGTTGGTGTGGAAACTATGCTTCGTAACCAGCACTTCGCTCTTCAGAATGGAGGTGACCAAGGAGTATACGTACCTTCTTCTAACAGCACTTTATACAAAACTACTGTAGTTTCCAGACCTAGTGAACAACCATATCCTATGCTCTTCAGACAAGAAACGTTTAGTCAAGCTAGTCATCCCAACGTCCAATCTAATACTATTGGCAACAACAAATTCTTTAACCATACTCGTACACAACTGAGAAACTCCGCATAAACAACATAAAACTTTTATCCTATTTAAATATATACGGTATATTTAAATAAAGCAATGAAAAATGAAAATATGATTTATAAACTGTTGTGCAACGTTGCGTTTGCCTATGTTGGATACTCCGTTTATAAGTATGTTGATAAGAAGATGAAAAATGAAGAAGATGATGTAGAAGGATTTACTCAATTAGAACCATTTGTGTTAAAACGTGACGCAGGTTGTTATGATGATTTTTATGCTGGTGTCTTTGATGAAATTCATAATTCCGCCAAATTTGCTAGTTGGGAACTTACTCAAGTCTTAAAAATGACCTTACCCGATATTAATCATAGTGTATTTTTGGACATTGCTAGTCGCACTGGTGAGCGCGTAAAAGAATTGGAAGATGGTGGTTATCGCGCATATGGATTGGAATCTTCCAAAGCACTGATTTCTCGTTGTGGGCAGAAATATCCTGATTTGGAGATACAAAACGGAAAATATACTGAATCTTTGTTGTTTGAAAAGCATACATTCACACATATCTTGTGTTGTGATTTCGCTATTTATGAAATTAAGGACAAAGCCACTTTTTTTGGTAATTGTTTCCATTGGCTTCAAAATAACGGATATTTAGTACTACATTTGGCAGAACGTAGTTGTTTTAATGCCATTTCTCCTCGTGATGAAGATGATATAAAATGGTTGCCTTTGATTCCCCAAGATAGGAAACAAATTAGTAAAGTGAAAGCAGAATATGAAGACTTTGAGTTTGAGAGGAGTTTTCATTTCCCAGTGAATGTTGACGAAACAAACGTCGTATTGTTACGTGAAACATTTACTGATAAAACTACAAAACACGTGCGTCAAAATGAGTTTACTTATGAAATGCCTGAAATTAAAGAAGTTTTAAGCATGGCGAAAAAGGCAGGATTTATTTTTCATGCCAAGGCGAGTATGAAAAAATGCAATGGCGATCCTCATCAGTATTTATATATTTTAGAGAAACCAATGTGATTTTTTTTACTTGCATTATATATATTATGAACGCGAACAATATTCGGTCTTTTGTAAACCGTGAACTCTATAACAAAGGTATATTGTCTAGTGGACCAAACTGTATGATGCCTGACAATGCTGCACATACCTTAGCTGCTGATATTGCAACTAAGCTTAGTGAAAATTCGTCTACAAATTCCTTTAATAATTTTATTGATTATTATGATAGATTAAGATCCACCAAATCTTACAATTTTGAACAAATTCATAGTCTTTATAAAGATGCCGGGTTTGATGTTAATAGTTTGGAGATGGAGATGAATAATGCAATTGACGAATTATTGAAAGCACAAACCAGTAGTTGCTATACCAAGCGTCCAGATGTAGTAGATAGAATAAAAAACTTTTATTCTGAGTTATTAAAAAATGCGATGAATAAAACTGGTATGAAATCTGCATCTCCTGAATCTGCTCCTGAACCTACTCCTGAATCTGCTGCTCCTGAATCTGCTGCTGAAGGAGGTAAGAAGAAAAAAGGAGGTAATAAGTCCGCCAAAAAAAGTGCCAAAAATCTCTGCCTTAAGAAAAGCACCCAGAAGAAAAGCACCAAAAAAAGTGCCAAAGGAAAAAGTAAATGTGAGAGTGTCAAAGGATGCAAGGTTGCATCTGGTTCAAAACGTACTTACTGTCGCAAAGCCCATAATAAGACCCATAAAAAAAAGTAAATACAATGATTTAGTTAAAATCCCAATCGAAATATATTGACGCAATGTAGTATGCTTCAATATATTTGTTATACCCTTATTTGTACTTGTATATTGCTATGGATGATCACCAAAGTAAAATACCCTTTCTGGAATATACAACCGGTTCTCCATTCTTACGATTACTGGCGACTCTTATACCGAGAACCTTTTACGATTTATAAATATGTTCCCATTAAGACGAAATTCTGCGATTTTGACCAGGTTTTCACGTTTTCTTATTACGATTGTTCAGATCAGCAGAAAAAGTATCTGATCAACTTATTGCAATGCTATTATTTACCAGATGGGAATTGGATACATAACATTCATGAAAAAGATATGGAGTCTTATTTTTCAGGTCATGGAGAACCTTCCTTTATTTCTTTCTTTTATGAAAAACTACTAAAAGACGATAAAACAATGATGTATTTGCCCGAACCGACGGGTTGCGTAACGTCTGTACCTATAAACATGTATTATTTACCCACATTACGAGAACATCATTATACCAAATTATCTGTTTATTTTATGAATTATTTGACCATCTATAAAAATCGTGATGAAATTGCTATGAACCGAAGTCTGTTTCAAACACACGAATATAATCAACGGGTTCTCAATCCAATCATACAACATACATTATTTAAAAAGGAAGATTCTCTGTATGACGGTATTCTTCCTTATGTTGAGTGGGATAGTCACATGTACAAAATACGAGAACTTAAGTTTCCTTCATTACCTCCGCATTTACAAGTGTCCTTACTTGATCATAAAAACGACAATATGTTATTCGATTTGCTTACTATGCAGACTAAAGGGGATTTTCAATACCAATCGTGTTTGTTTAATACGCTCATATTCCCGGATTATAGTAATATGATGCAGATGATTAAAAATAGAACATTCATTATTTATTGTTTGTATAAAGGTCAACAGGTTCTCGGATTGTATTTTTTCAAAGACGTCTTACAACAAGAAGAACAGTCAGAAGGTTTTGTAGTAAGACTCATAGCTAGCATTTCCAATATAGAAGATACGAGAACATTTTACACAGGTTTTTTATTTAGTTTACAACAATTATTGAAAACATATAGAAAATTTAAATTTATTACGCTCGATAACTGCAGTCATAACCATTTGTTATACGATACTTGGAGAAACCAAATGGGAAAACCTATAGAAAGTTCTCGTACTGGATATTATTTATTCAACTTTATTCATCCAAGTTCTCCCTTGGATGAAAAAAAAACGTGTATTGTCTTGTAAAATG